GACCGATCCCAAGGACGGCCACAAGTTCAACGCCGAGGTTGAGAAGAAAGAACTCATCCTCAAGAGGGGCGCCCTTCTGGATGCCGATAACATCCAGGTAGTTCAGTTCCATCTCACGGCCGGGGACATCACCGGCGTGTACTGCTCCGCTATTCAGCGCCGTGCTATCCTCGCATCGCCTCCGGCGTGGCAGAAGCCGTGGAAGATTCAGGTGGAGAACTCCGTGAAGCCCACCAAGCACACGGTTATCCTCTATGCCAAGACCGTTGCCGATGCTCTGGCTATCACGGCCGAGTATATGGAGCGCACCTACGACGGCATCTTCACCTTCAAGAGCGTGGGTAATTTCGACAGCGCAACATTTGTTGCTCCGAAGCCCCGCGAGTTGAAGGAAGGCGAAAAGGCTCCCGAACTTAACTTCTACCAGATTTCCATCTCCGCCCGTTGGCGTGACGACGATGATGAGCAGAGCAGCACCATCATCCTCCAGTCCGAGAATGTGGACGAGGCTCTGGCCGTGATTGAGAAGATCATCACCGAGCGTCGTGAGAAGTTCGTTAAGGAACTCAAGGCCAACTCCAAGGACGAGGAGCGAATCAAGAGTGAGACCAAGAAACTCAAAGCCGGATTCATCCTCACTCTCAACGAGGCGAAGATTATCAAGTGCACGGACATCGTGCCGAAGGAACTCTCCGACTCGTTCTATCCTGACGACCGTAAGTAAGGAAAATGGCGCGGGTGCGGTACTGCCATAAGGATACTTTTCATAATCACCCCGCCGTGTCCGCGCCTTTCTCATTATGGAAGACTGGTTAGATGCACAAATCCGGATGCCACAAGAGGGAGAGCATATCTCCCTCCCCGGCATCAAGGGCACATACGAGGTCAAGGGCCCGTCGCTTTACAACAACAAGGGCAGACTATCGATCCCGCTCTGCCTCGTGGAAAAATACAAACTCGAACAATGAAGAAGGATAAAAAGATTCTGGCGGAGCAAGCCACGGACTACATCATCAACAAGAGCACCATCGCCAATGCGCTCAAGGCGCTCTATCTGGAGGCCGACAGCTCAATGATTCAACTGATGCGCGTCTCCCAGAGGATTGATGCCGTTTTCCGTGGCACCGGAGCCACCACCAAGGAGAACCCGGAACTCGGGGCCCTCAAGGAGTATAACACCGCTATCAAGCGTGCAGTGTATTTCTTTGAGGAATTCATCAGTAAGATGATTACCGATGCCACCTGGGGCTCCAATGAGGGCGAGAACCGCACCCGCAGTTATGACAACTGGCAAGCGGACGCCAATACCTTCGCCAGATTCACCCTTCTGTTCATCGACCGTACCTATCACGATCCGGAGCAACAGAAGAAAATCTTCGAGATGCTCGAAGGTATGGAATCCCACAGCCAGTTCGACAAGGATGATTTCGCATACTTCAATATGAAATACCCCGACGAGCAATGATAAAGATAGGCGATAGAGTCAAATGGCTCACCGTGAGCAGGGATGCTACCGGCATTGTGACGGAAGACCGTGGCGGCGGAGACTGGCTTGTCACCCTCGAAAGTGGCAAGGTGGTGATTGTTAACGAAAAGTCAATGTATGGCAAAGAAGAGAACTGACTATCCTACCTTCTCCAACGGAACACAAGGTATGGACTGGATGGCCCACAACTGTGACCGATGCATCAAAGCCGAGCATCCGATAATCAAGTTTCGGAACATCGTAGGCTACGCCAACAAGGGCCGGTGCCGCGTCAATGAAGAAATACTTGACTCTATGCTCACAAACGGCGTCAGTAAGCGTGTAAACAAGATCATCTATGGGCCTCGTTGCCCGTTCCTCAAGACAGAGTGGCCGAGGAGAAGGAAGACCGAGAAAGACAAGAATTACCCAAAACTATTCGACGAATGAAACAGATAATCATCGGCATAGACCCGGGCTCCCTCGGGGGCATCGCGGTCCTCGGCGGCTCGCAGATGAAGACCTACAATATGCCGGAGACCTATCCGGACATCTATATCCTCCTCTCCGACATCAAGGAAGAGCACAAAGGAGAAGACCTCCTCGCGGTGCTCGAAGATGTCGGCCACGGAATGCCCGGCCAGTCCTCAAAGGCCACGGCCGTTTTCGCAAGGCACAACGGACATCTGGAGATGGCTCTGTACGCCCTCGGCATCCGCACCGTCAAGGTCACGCCGCAGAAGTGGCAGAAATCCTACTCCAACTCCCTCGGCAAGTCCAAGGACTGCGAGAAAAAGGAGTGGAAGAATAAACTCAAGGGCCTCGCTCAACAGATGTTCCCAACCGAGAAGGTGACACTCAAGAACGCCGACGCTATGCTCATCGCTTGCTACGGCTCGACGATGAACTCCGCGCCGGCAGAGACTCCACCACACAAGAAGAAGAAAGCCCCGGCACCGAAGAAAGACACCTTCGACTCCCCGGGCCTGTTTGACTAAACCAATGTTCAGCTTTTTCAAACGAAAGAAACCGGAGCCGCCCTATGACTACGGCGCGGCCCTCGCAAGACTATCCGCCGCGTGCCAGAAGTGTGTAGCATTCTCGTTGGTGCTCCCCGGCGTGTACTATGATACGAAGAAGGGCAAGTATGTGGTTCATTTCGAATGTGCCCAGAGGGAATACACCAACGGGGCCACGAAGAAGAAATACTTTCTCTCTACAAGGAGGGACGAAAAACTCATCGGTGACGACCTCGAAACGCTTCTCGACTTCGCCGTGACCTATGCCGGTTACGACGACGCCTTCCTCCGCTCGCCCCAGGACAACCTTCCAGAGGGCGTGACTATGCAGATAAAGAACATCTACCGCACCCCCGGCGGGCACGTACCATCAATGCCGAAATGGAAACTAAAGTAGAAAAGTGCCGCGACTGCGGCCTCTGCCGTCTCGACCTCAAGCGGATGGTGCCGATAGGGACGCATTTCGACGAAGCGTCGGAAACAATGATTACAGACTATACCGAGCGCGTCTATTGCGCCCACGACGTGAAACTCGTCGGGCCGGACTGGGACGCTTGTTATTTTGCCAAACACCGCCACGATGAAGATAATCAACCTCAATAAGGACTACCAAGGCCAATGGTACATCATCCCAACCTTCATAGTCTTCAAGAACTACAAAGGCTACCGCTTCTTCATCGTCTGGTTTAACTGGAGCATCGAATTATGAGCAACAAGATTTCAATCGTGATACCCTGTCACAATATGGCAGAGTACATCCGCGAAACCATCGCATCCGTCAAGGCCCAGACCTCCGATAACTGGGAGTGCATCATCGTTGACGACGGGAGTTGGGACGAGTCCGGCCGCTTCATCGACGAGGCTACCGCCGGTGACGACCGCTTCAAGGTCTTCCATACCGAGAACAAGGGTGTGGCCGCAGCGCGAAACCTCGGCATCCTTCGCGCCGTCGGCCGTTATATCCTCCCGCTCGATGCGGACGACTGCCTCACGCCGGATGCCATCGAGAAGTTCACGAAGGCGTGGCGGGACAACCCCGGAGCGGCGCTCCTCGTTCCGATGATAGAGCGCTACGGCCCGGACATCTTACAGATTCAGGATCGCAAATGGGGTGGCTATAAAGAACTCATCCACAAGTGTACGCCCACCAACTCATCGTGCTTCCGGAAATCCGACTGGGGCCGCGTCGGCGGCTACCGCCACGAGACGATGTACGAGGACTGGGAGTTCTGGCTGAGGCTCCTCTGGAAGAATGACACCGTTGTGAATATCCCGGAAATCCTCATCCGCTACCGCGTCCGCGACGATTCCCGTTGGCACAAGGCAGTCAAGCGCCACAAGGAGGAGTTGCAGATACTCGCGCAGCTCAATCCTCTTATCTTCGGAGAGAAGCAAGGCATAGAGGATATTCCCCGTGATGATACCGTCCTCGTGGTTATCCCTTACCTTGCCTCCGGCGCCCAGGGGTGCGAACTCGAACTCGCGGTTAAGGGGTGGCGAAAGCACTTCAAGGAGAAGTATCACATTGTGGTCGTGGGCGACTACGACCCGATAGTCGATACCGGCGACGACATCACTTTCATCAACTGTCCGCAGATACCGCCCACTCCAGGCCAGTACCGGCCGCATCTCGACCACGTGCATAAGTTCCGTGAGGTACGGAAGCGCTTCCCGGACTCCAAGGGCTTCATCTACACTTGCGACGACATTTATGCCGTAGGTGATTTCACCTTGCGCGACGTGATGATACCCAAGATGCCCGTTCGCGGCTTCTTCTTCGGCATCACTCATTCCTTCGGCGGAGTCCCGGACTGGCTCTCGGACAAGCAGAAGACCGGCGAGCTGTGCTTCCGGGCAAAACTCCCCGTTCGCAACTGGGTATGCCACCTTCCCGTGTATTACGAGTGGGAGAGGCTTCTGGATATGTACGAGCGCCACAACTGCGACAACATCTCCTACATAGCGGAGAATATCTACTTCAATGAGAAGTACCCCGATGAGATCGACGCCTTCGACGAGATGGAGTTCCACGATGAGGTCAAGACGGAGAAGTTGAACCTCAGGCCGCTTGGCGAAGTGCAGTGGATTTCCAACTCGATAGGCGGGTGGAGCAAGGAACTTGAAGACATACTCAAACGCCACTATCAATGATCACCGTAGAAGAATACTATAACCAGATGCAGAAGAAGGCCCAACCGGTCCGCAAGGAATGCTCCACGTGCTTCAAGATGGCCTCGTGTTGGTATCAACACCCGGAGGACTTCGCCCTCGACGCCGTGAAGGACTGTTGGGAGCCCCGGCAAGTGCCTTCTTACATCAAAAATATCCCAATTACAAAATGAATACACTACTTGGAATCATCGCTTTTATTGCGATAGCACTTGTCGGCTTCTTCATTCTCCTTGGCGTTCTTCACCTCGTTACGAAGCCCGTTGAGGATGAGACCTCCGACCTTATCCACTGCGCCTACGACTCCCTCTTCTGGCTCCAGAGTCACCTCCAGGATGCCGAGGGAAAGAACTACAAACTCGCCACAAAGAAACTCTCTGCCGCCCTCGATATTCTCATCGAGATAGAGCAAATGATACAGGAGCCGGAAGAAGACGAGGCGACCAAAGAGTTAAGGCAGAAATATGACGAGCTGGTTGCCGGTGTCGAGGACGCCAAAATGTTCGACGGCAGAGGTAAGGGAATCGACGTGTACATCTGCGACGACTGCGGAGCGAGATTCTATACGCAGTATGTCGATAAGGGCGTTACGCCTTTCGTTATCGTGTGCCAGTCTTGCAAGCACGGCAACGCAGTACATAGGGAAACCATCACTCTACACGAGTGGGTGAAACTTGAGGCTATGGGCGAGAAGTTGCACTCCTGGGTGCGCCCCACCTTTGAGCAGTTCTTGAAACTGCCTCCGGCAACGCAAGACCACGTTCTGCAAGGTGGACTCATATTGAGAGAGGAAATCACAGATGAGCCCACAGATTCTCAATAGCCTCACGTGGCAAGATGCCAGAGAGATAGTCCGCACAGCAGATCATCTTCTCACCCACGAAACTGGTCGCTATCCCACCGAGGAGGCATACTACACCGAAGTTCTTAATAGACTAAAAAGAAATGAAAATCAATGACTATCAACTTGGCGCGTTAGAGACCGCCATTTACCCCAAAGACAAGAAGGTTATCTACCCCGCTCTCGGCTTGGCCGGTGAAGCCGGTGAGACCGCAGATAAAGTGAAGAAATACCTTCGCGGAGACTACGCTTTGGATAGCGAGCACAAGAAGGCTATCGCCCTCGAAATTGGCGATGTGCTCTGGTACTGCGCTACACTTGCCAACGATCTCGGCTACTCGCTCGAAGAGGTGGCCCAGATGAATCTGGCCAAGCTACGCAGTAGGCAACAGAGGAACAAGCTCTCTGGAGACGGAGATAACAGATAGGCGCTATGACTATAAGAGAATTTTCCAAAGAATACTGCGGCAACAATCTGCTCGATTATAAGCAGCACACTATCGACCTTATGGAAAAGGTTGAGGAGCATCTGGACTGTGAGGGTGTTCCGTTCCCTACAAGAGTCGGCGCCGCACATTACACTGTTTCTTGCGCCCTTGAGGTTTACGACAAAGAACTTCCGGACTACGCCTTCTTACAGAAGGTGGAGAAGGAAATTAAAAATCTCAAGATGCGGCGATGAGGATCATCTGGCACCATAACACGTGGCCCTGGGGTAAGACGGTAAGGGCAATTCTCGATGATGCCTCCGCTATCGTCGAGATGTCCTTTGAAGACATTAACCCCGGAGTTTGTTATTTGTCTGGGCTCTCCGTGATCGAACCAATGCGGAGGAAGGGCCTTGCCAAGCACTTGATGCTCGCTTGCGAGTCATACTGCCGAGAGCAGGGCATCTTCCGCATTGACTTGAACTCCGTTCTTACGGACTGGGTTCAAGACTTTTATAAGAAGCTGGGCTATACTCCCATCAAGGAGGATAACGGCTTTATGCAGATGTATAAAATACTCAAGTAGATATGAGCGCACCAAGATTATATCTTCACTTCGAAAATGAAATACGTAAGGGAAAGGACTTCTTTGTCTTTTTCCTTACGTTAATCCCGTCCATTACATTTCGGTTTGTAAGGGGAGGTTTTGGCAAAGAAGCCGACCTCTACATATCGTGGTTGCTATGGACTTTTACCATCACACTATCATGGAGACCACTACCGAAATCAAATTCGTAAACCCCAGGGGCCCGTTCGGTGATGCCACTATGTCCTACGACGTGGAGACAAACGCCAAGACCGTAGGCGAATTCATTGAGGCTTGTATCCATCGAGACAACTTCGTCACGATTTGTCTGTTCAAGGACAATATCTTCAAGGGTAACGTCTGCGTAGCCTATTCGCGTGAAGGTGAGATCACCCGCAAAGCGACGGACTACGAGGCATACTGCAAGATGAAGATCGACTCTATACACACCAACGGCGGATGGGGAGCAATGACTTATGATATTCACGTCAAGGGAAAGTTAAAACCACAGCCCAGAGATGAGTTTGAACTGGTCTATTGGGGATATACGCATAACAAATGAAAAAAAGACTCGAAAAAGAAATAGATAGGGTTTTCTTCAAGGGAGAACACCATTCTAATAAACTCTCCCACGTAGAGCTGAAGGATATTGCCGAGCATTTCTACGGCTTCGCTCTTAAAGACGTAATGATTCAGTGGAAGGGCGACAACCTCAAGGAAATTGTCGAGTTCACCGGCGTCTCGCCACTATTCAATAAGTGGTTTAAGTCTTGGGAAGAGTATGAAGCCTACGTCCATTCCCACAACGACATATTCAAGATGTTCTACGAAGATGGAAGTCACTATGAGGTTCCGGTCGGTGCCTGGATCGTTAAGACTCCAGACGGCTACAATGTGGCATCAAGAGCGGTATTTGTCCGTAACCCGGAGGAATTTGTTGGCGTGAGGCAGTCTCCGTCCGAAACGTTTCCAAGGGTAAACGAATTTATTGAGGGCCCAAGTTATAGGAGATAATATGAAAAGCATAATTACCCCCCCATCAGACAATTCTTGATGCCTGTTGCGGTGGAAGAATGTTCTACTTCGACAAGGAGGATGAGAGGGTTTTATTCCAAGACATCCGCGATGAGGAGGTTCCGTTAACCAAGGGTGGGCTGTTCAAAGTCCACCCGGACGTTATCGCCGACTTCCGCGATATGCCTTATCCGGACAACACGTTCCAGATGGTCGTCTTTGATCCTCCGCACATGGTCTATTACTCCAAGAACAACGACGCGCCACACGAAAGGCGTGGAGACCTCTATGCCGAATATGGTGAGCTGCGCAAGGACTGGAGGGAATATCTGGAGCGAGGTTTCAAAGAGTGTTTCCGGGTGCTGAAGCCTGGTGGATTTCTCATCTTCAAATGGAGTGAAACCGACATTAAGGTCAAAAGCATTCTGGCCTTGACTCCAGAGCGCCCAGTCTTCGGACATAAATCCGGAAAGACCATGGGAACACATTGGATTTGTTTTATGAAAAACCTTTAGCAATATGAAAGCAAAAATAATCCGAGACTCAATTTATACTCCCAACCTCGAAGTTGGCGAGATAGTCGAGATTGTTCCCGGAATGGAAACCGATTCCGAGGGCATCTTCAATATCCCTGGCGGCAAGCTGTTTCTCTGCAAAAAGAGCGACGGCACGTTTGCCTACGAGTTCCCTTCCAATCTCCAGATTGTAGCAGAAGACAAGGTTCGTCCAAATGTGTCGTTCGATACCTTCAGGGAAGCCGTGACGCCCGCTCACGAGTTTCTACGAAAGAACTATCACCCGCACGCCGTGATTATCATCGGCTATGATGGCGCCCACGTGTTCGAGGGTGTGCTTGGTATTCCGCAACTTAATCCGGAAGGAAAATGAAATTTAGAGTTAGAAGAACATCAAGGAGTTCCTTCAGCAAAGAGAAACCTTGTGACGACGCCTACCTCGATAAGTTCGTGCCAGATACCAATCATGATTATTTCGACCAGAGTTATTGGGCTATCGACATAGATTCCTTGGACGCCCTATTAGCGTTATCCGAAAAAGAGGGAGAAATAATCGTTAGCGCACCGTGTGAATACACAGATAACCTTCCGGAGATAGAAATTTACGACGATTTCAGAGAATAACGATGAAACCAATCTTAATGACCGAAGAATACTGGGCCAACTCCCAGTTCTCCATTGCCCGTTATACCGGCGCGATCAACCTTGATGGCCACCGCTTCGTTATCGTTGACAAGACCGGCAAGGACATCTTCGAACTCTCCGCTATCGCAGAGAAGGAGGGTAGAGAGAAGGCCATTGAGCCTGGTGAGCCTTGCGACCTCATCCGCACTGACTTCATTCCTCTGTACAAGAAGTATGGCCGGGATAAGTTCATTGAAGTGCTCAAGGGGCATCCAGAGGTCGAGACACCGAAACAGATGGAGGCATTGTTTGAGGTATGAAAGAGGAAGAGACTATCGACGAGGGTGATGTAATCGTCATTCATCTCGGCGTAGAACTCTCGGAAGAGAAGTATAACGAGGTTGTGCAGTCGGTTATCGCCTTTTTGAATACCCGATGGCCGGAGTTTAGTAACAATAGATTTTCGAATTGAGATATGAAAGCAAACGAACTTATGTTGGGCGACTGGGTATATGGATTGTACCCCGACGGTAGTAGATACAAGCCTCCGTTCCGCATTTCTGCGGTTGACACCTATCCGTCAAATAAGAGCCCACGGATAGTAACAGAAGGTGGGTATGGATTCCAGGAAGAGCACCTTGCTCCAATCCCTATCACCGGCGAAATCTTGGAGAAAAACGGCTTCAAGAGGGTTCGAGACAAACTCGGCCGTGTGTTCTACTCTATTGCGGACGATTATTTCGACTTGACCATAGACGAGATCACCGATAGCATCTGGTGTGTGGAATATGACAACCTCGAGGCGCAATTCCCGACTTGTCGCAATCTGGTGGCGCACGTTCACGAGCTGCAACACGCCTTGAAACTCTATGGCATCGACAAAGAAATCATTTTATAGGGAGGACCCACTATGATTGCTGTCGTAACTATGCTCCTCGTTGGATTGAACATAATATCGCAGTTCACCCTAATAAGAAAAGACCACGAGAGGGTAACGAGAAGGGACTTCGTTACTTTCTTTATCCAGACCATTTTCATAATCATTTGTGTCTTAATTGCCGGGTTTACAATCAAATTTTTATTGAAAGTTTAGCGATGAAAGAACAAATAATACGCTTGCTTATTGCGGTTTTTATCGGGGTTATACTCATATCTGCCGTAATCGTCTTCATATTCATTATGCACTTTTTGTTTGATATTCTCGGGCCGAAGAACTTCGGCATCGTGGCTATCATTGTTGGTATTATATGTACTGCCATTTGGGCTTATAAAGAACTTGGAAAACCATGACGCAAAAAGTTAAGATATTCTGCTTGCCAGACGGAACGCCGGTTGGTGCAACGTTCAGTACCACCAATCAAGCCGAGGGACCTGACTACGGAAGACGAGTCAAGCACAACATCTACCGCGATCGTGAGGACCCCCGGCTCTGGTGGCACGAAAGAGTCTGGCTTTCGCGGCGTAGATATACCAGACCAACATACTTTATGTTCGTGTCAAAACGCAAGTTCTTCGGAAAGGTTCGGCTTGTAAAGTGCCGTGACGGATGCCTTGCGGACACTTGGAGGACTATCGCCGATAGCATTACCGTTATGGAATCAAAAGGAGGAAAGAATCAATGAAAATCAAAGAAATCAAATCCCAGAACCGGCGAGACTTCGTAGCTATCTTCGAATGCGAACACTGCGGGCATACCGAAGAGCGCTCAGGCTACGATGATGAGTATTTCCATCGCCACGTTATTCCCGATATGGTCTGCCCGGTCTGTGGCAAGAAAGCGCCAGACACATACCGGCCGTTAGCAACCAAATATCCGGAGGGAATGCAAGTATGAGAGACCTCAAACTTGTTCTCAAGCGCCAGTGGTACGAGATGATAGAAGCCGGTAAGAAGTTGGAGGAATACCGCGAGGCGACACCCTTCTGGGGTAAGCGCCTTACCGACCTTATGAATGGGCATCTACTCTTCTCGCACCGCAACGGATATGTGCCGGTTCCGTTCAAGCATTTCGAGTCCGTCACGTTCTATCTCGGCTACGCCAAAGATCGGCCCTCTATGACCTTCGAGATTAAGGATATGACTTATGACGAAGGCTACCCGCAGTGGGGAGCGGAGCCTGGCAAGAAATACTTTATAATCAAACTTGGGAAGAGACTGATATGAATAGCAGAAAGAAGAGACGCGATGCCTTCAGGGCAAAGCAGATTCGGTGGGAAGATGTCTGGGAGCTACCCTTACATCTTGACGAGTGCGATACTTATGCCTTCTCGAAGAATGGTGTAATGGCATTAACTTTTGCCGATGCTGATACCAAGGAGCAGATTCTTGAAAACCGAAGGATCGTAGCAATCATCAACGGCGAAGAAGAGTCCGACCGCCAAAACGAGTATATTCACAACGGCTATGCGGACATCTCTTGTGACGCAGAGCGCATTGTGTTTAGCGTTCGCGGATGGGGCCACCTCACCGGCACTGGCGGGCTTCGTCTGCCGGAGAAGGGTGCGGCCAGAATCCAAGACGACTTCATTGCCTATATCTTGAAACGACTTAATGGAGAGTAGTATGAGAATCCAAGCGTGCCTCACAAGCAACTCTAACGAATGGGCGACTCCGCAGAAGTTCTATGAAGAGCTGGATGCGGAGTTTCATTTTAACCTCGATCCTTGCTCCACCCACGAAAATGCCAAATGCGAGCGGCATTTCACTCTGGAAGACAATGGATTAGCACGTGATTGGGGGGGGCAAGAGTGTTCTGCAACCCGCCATACGGCCGTGAAATTGCCACGTGGGTACGCAAGTGTTACGAGGAGTCTCGCAAGCCGGACACCCTCGTGGTTATGCTCATTCCGGCAAGGACGGATACGGCATACTTCCACGACTTTATCTATCACAAGGCCGATGAGATTCGTTTCATCCGTGGTCGGTTACATTTTAATGAGTCAAAACAAGGGGCTCCGTTCCCCTCAATGGTTGTAATTTATGGGAGAAATTGACAAACTTTTCGGGCCGGTACAAAAACTCTATCTCAAGCCTGACGGCTCGACAGAATGGGCAGAGGTAGAACCGGTCAAGGATTCAATCACTCTGGGCGAGATGAAGAATGAATACAAGGAATTTGAAGGCTCCCGTCTGGGGTGCTTCGAATTATCATTCAAACTCCATTCGTTCAAGAAGAAGGATCGCGTGAAGATAGGTCAGTTCATCGGCCTCCTCAAACGTCCCAAGTGCACATACAAGACAATCAAGCGCGATTGCGCAAAAAGGAATAGGAGATGGTAGGAAAAATTCAACGCCTCGGTACTGGGAAGTATCGCTACCGAGGCCACATGATTTGGTTGCGTGATTTCCGCTATTGGTGTAGTCCTGATCCGAGTGATTGGCCCACGTGGAAATGGACTCTTCGTGGAGTCGTCAAGTATATCGATGATTGGGAGGCCGCGTTCGGGGAGGGGCGAGTGTATGGGAATATAATTGGCATAAGCGAAGAAACCGCCCAACAACTTATAGAACGCCTTACCGCATTTAATAAAGCGGTTGCCGCTCAAGCGAGAACCACAAGGCAACTCTGTGAGAATATGACCGAGATGTTGAAATCCTTTGATGTTGAAAGGGGGTAATATATGGCAAAACCTCAAGAATGGAAGGACGCACGGGACATGGTAGTTCCTCTGCGGAAAGAGTGGGCCCGCAAGACTCTCGCCAGAGCGGGCATCGAAGTCCTCGGGGAGACAAAGCATTCCCTCATCCTCAAAGTCAACTGCGCCAAGGTGGAATACTTTCCCTTTACGGGAGGCTACCGAGGCAAAGGAATCCCGTCCGGGAGAGGACTAAAGAACCTCATAGCGCTCAAAGAAGGCCATTCCAAAGAAAAAGCCTCGTAGGGAACAATCCTTACGGGGCTTTTCTCGTTTAGAACCTCCAGTCGAATCCGACTCCCACATACGGCCCGGCTCCGAACTGCTTGTGTATCGCATCGTACTGGACGCCAAGACCGCCTTGGATGCCGATACCGAAGCGCTTCGGGGGTGCGGGCGGCTTCGTGATGTCTATCTGCATCGACGTGGTGTATATCCGCAGAGAGTCAAGAGACGGCTTATACCCCGATACCCACGCATCGTAGGTGCTGTCACCGTAGTGTCTGGTTTCCATCGGAACGTCAATGTAGATGAGACTGTCCTTCTTGACAATCTTCGGTTTCTTCTCGAGGGAATCTTCCAAGGCGAGTATCTGGCCGGTGATCCGGTCTATCGTCCCAATCGGCACCAATTCATACCCTTTCGGCGTCACTTCCACCGGAACGGGGTTATCGATGTAAGTAGTATCGTGCAACCAAGTCGTATCCCGCACTTCTTGCCCGTTTTCCGCCGGTTTCAGACACCTTAACGGTAAAAAGGTTCCACACATCCACCCGAGGACTACAAACGCCAGAATGCCCGCAATTACGAGGATTTTCTTTAATGTCTCCATTGTGCAAAATGTTTACGGTTCATAAGGTACTCTTCGTCGCCCTGGCGGGAGTACGCCTCCACCTCGAAGCTGATGCTCCGGTAGGCTTCCTTCGGACGAAAGCAACGCCGAAGAGATTGATGGCGAGAAAACCCTTGAAAGGAATGATGTCATTCTCTACTACCTTCATTTGTTCCAGTATTCGTTGATGTATCTCTCGATACCCTCAACGTTCAAGTGAATGCAAGAGCCAAGACCTTCCGGAGACTTGAGCCACGCCACATCTTTCTTGGTATCTTGGAACATGTGCTCCACGAGAACCGAAGTCGCCGGATGTTGCTTGAGCATCCAGAAAGCCGCCTCATAGTCCGGATCGCCATCGCTCCAGTCGGAACGGATAGGCTTCTGCTTGCCGTCCTCTGGGCTGAAAGTGTTTCCGTAGGGGTGGCCATAAGTACGCTTCGTCAATTCCTTCACCGCCTCCTCGTAGATGCACGTAGCAAGGGTATCGGATTTGGTTTTACCAGGCGAGGTGTAGATAGCAAGACCACGGGCGTCGTGCCATTTCTGGTCGCTCTTTGCGGCATTGTTGTGAATGGAAATCACAATGACGTTCTGGGTGCCATACTTCCGGCAGAAAGATTTGATACGATTCGTGCGCTCCTCGAGCGGAACGTCGTTCTCCTCCGGCACGAGAAGGCGGGCATCATACCCGTCGAAATACAGAACATCGGCAATGCCTTGAGCGCATCGACGCGCCCAGGCATACTCACGAAAATAGTACGGGGATTCCACAAGGCCCTTCGATGCGTCTGGGGAGCGCTTCCCGGGTGTTTCCTCCCCGTGACCATTGTCGATGAGGATAATAGGCAGTTTTGTGCTCATACGTCAGGATTGTTTTTCGTCAATATCCGGAAGTTCAACCGTCTGGCCCTTCATTTCGTGGGTGCAGTCATTGAGATACTGCATCTTGCCGTCACGAATGAAGGAGTGACACCGATGTTCTCCATCTGGCATATTGCTGGTTACAAGAATACTGGGGTTTATTGTTGGCTTATTGAAGTCGCCATTAAACTCCCACTGTTGCTTCCAATAAGCCTTGGGGCCTACGGAGACTATATGGTGCTCTCTACAAGCTGGGCAGTAGAATTTATACATATCCGCCAGCTCCGGCTTGTTCGGCCAAACCTTCACGAGTTTCATTTCGCCTCCTCCTTATCCTTTTGCTGAATCACGTCCTCGAGGTCTTCCTTCGTCACCTCGACACCAACCTTCTCGGCACCCTTGCGGAATATGAGTTTCCACAGATTAGCCACGGAGAGGTTGATACCCTTGGTCTCGAGATAATTCCCGATAACGCTTATGAGTTCGTTTCCGTACACCAAGCCGAGGATCGCCTTGTCGAGCCACGCAACTTCGAAGAGCTGAGCAATCATCACGGCGGCGGCACACCACATCACATAGGAAACCGTCTTGTCAACAGTCCTTCTGATGGCGGTTGACCACCGCACCGCCTCACCACGGAACTTTGCCGCACGGATGCCGTACAGCAAGTCAAGCACAATGATGGGGACGGCCAGAATCAGCCAAGGTAAAGTTTGTTTCATAGCTTCGGAGAAGAAGGCGACTACTCCAATGGTTGCACCGCCCTCCACTATCGTGTTGACGGCGCCGTTTTCAGTAGCCTGTACCATAGGGCGGTCCTCCCTAACTTATGAGTTGGAACCCCCATATCAACAGACCACCGATCACCGCAGAGAGGAAGTTGGAAACACGGAAACTGCGTCCGCAGAACAGGGGGATGAACTCCCTTATGAATGCGACCATCAGTATCGGCCACCAAGCCCACTCGACCTTGAGCACAATGGCGCAGAATGCCGCGCCGAGAATGCCGGTGATAAAAGAGTAGAGTAGGTCCTTACGAACCTTATCCAGTTGGGCGATAATCCAGTTGTAGGCGGCGCATATCTGCGCCCATACCCACGCGAAAAACTTTTTCATAGCAGAATGAGAATTTGAGGGATTGCCGCGAGTACGATGCCCCCGCAGTCGGCAATGAAATCGAGCCATTCGGCAGAATGATGCTCCGGATGCTTCGCGTCGTAAATTTCCTTTGCGACGCCTACAAGCAGAGAGAGAGAGGCGGCTATCGCCATCGCCCAACCACGGAGGTTGAAGAAATGGCAAACTGCGAACACCACCGTAGAGATGGCGAAGCACGCGAGAAGGTGGAGGAGTTTATCAGTTTTCATCGCGCACCTCCTCGTCGATAGGTTCTGCCTCCAGACGATCTATCTCGTCCTGGGCGGCGTTGATGCGGTCACGGAGGTCCTGTCGCTCTTCGTGAAGGGCATCGATGTCATACGGTAAGGCGGACTTGGCAACCCCACGGGCCTTGTCCTCGGCACACTTGATCACCTTGTAGTCGGATGCCTTCAACTGGGCATTGCAACTGTCGATAATCTCACGCTGCGCCTGTTTCTGGATGTCAATTTCTTGCTGTGTCATAGTTATACTAAATTAAGATTGTGGATTTTACATATCAGTTCATTATGCTTGAATCCCGGACGGAGGCCGAGGATATTCTTATGCTCTCTCAATTCAACGAATGTCTTCCACTTCGGGTTCAAAGACTCATACCCACGGCGGAGTATGGCATACCCTTGGCGGTTACGCAGAATGCCGAAATAGGAGTCCAGAGATGATACCATACGCTCAACATTCTTTATCGACACGCGCCGATTCCAATACCGTATCTTGCGGAAGAAATTATAGACGGTGCGGTTTCCGGGGTAAATACGATCGGGCTTGACAATCTGGGAGCAGAAACGGGCTCCCTTCGAATAGTGCTGGCAATAGAATTTCTTCTTATGGACCAGACATCCTATGGCCTCCATCCGGGCGCGGAACTCTGGCATGATAAGATTCAAAAACTGCTCTTTGTTCTTGAAAACAAAGGCAAAATCGTCGCCATATACGGTGACACGGACGCCGCATGATAGAAGCCACTTTATCACCTCGTCGTGATAATAGGTCATTGCTATCTGCATAATAATCTTTCCGGGGGCGGCGCCAACACCCTCCGGTTTATTCATAAGGCTCTTATTCGGCGGAACCCGAAGCCAATCTTGCGCGGGGCAACGTCGTTCAGACGCCCTGGCATTGAAATAGATGCTCATCCGGAGCAAATAGATGAGTTCATCCTTCAGGTCCGACTCTATATCAGCATCGAGAAGCAACTTCTTCAAGATGTTATAACTACGATCCTGATTTGCGTTAGGAAAGTATCCCGAGAGATCAGCAACGGCTACATAGCAATCCTCCGTGTAACCATTGCTGAGTTCAAATATGTCTTCGGCAAGACAATTCAGTGCGCGGTCAAGCCCCATTCCGATACGGTTATTGAAAACCCTTGGATTGATGTCTTTTTCAATAAGAGGACGAAGGCGCCTCTCCAGACGATGTTCAACCGTGCACTGGGCTATATCTGCGGAATAGACCTCCCGGATTACGGGAGAAAAGACGACATAAGCAGAAGACGTCGGGCGCAGGGTGCGTTGCTCTATGTCGTCGCGCAACTTGTTAAGGTTCGCACAACGATGCAGATCAAAAGCGACATAATCGGGATTATGCGATTTGTTTTTAACCGCATCACGATAATCCGAATATAACTCTCTCAAACTTACCATAGTTCAACGACATTTGTTCATAAATAAATTGCGACACGGGCACAACGGTATTGCTGTTATACATATTGTTGTTGTTGAAGAACCCGTTGTTGCCGTTGGCATTCCAAGCGTTGTTGGCGTTGTTACGGCAGCAAGACCAGAGGTTCGAGCTCAGCGCCCGCTTTCTTGTTCTTAACTGTAAATGACAGTGCGGGCTCCATCTTATTGTATGAACAGACTACCCAGACCGACCTTCATATTTCAAAGGATTTAGTGGCTGGATTTGCTGCTAATAGCCGACGTTCTCCACTTGCTTATGTCTGTGTCAATTTTTCCTATTTCCTCATAGATTTGAATAACCAACTTGTCTTGTTTGTTCGGGATTTGCTTTCCATCCTTATCGGTCACGTGCTTCTGTGGGATAAGAATATGCTCATCAACTATCTCATCCATAAGAGTCATTATCACGTGGATACTTCCAACGAGTTTCATATAATAGTGCGGTCGCTCGTCTTGGAAATCAAACGCAATAATGTAATTGTCGAAGCAGTCAAGCATTCTACTGACGATCCGGTCCCCATAATTGCGCTTGTTCTCCTGCGTCATGTGAAACGGAAGTTTGTGAATATGCCTCGACAACCGCTTCAAACCCTTGTAGATGCTCGCCAACTGATACTTCGGAACCGAGTGGTTGACAAAGTCTTTCATCGATGAACTATCTTGCATAGCAAATCCTTTTTAATGGACGGCGGTACGGAGCCCGCCGTCCGGAAGGTTAAGGTTTAATCTTCGCTTTCGCTCAGGTTAAGATGCGACACGGGCACAACGGTAACGCTGCTATACATATAGCCGTTGCTGAAGAACCCGTAGCCGCCGCGGGCATACCAAGCGTAGTAGGCGTCGCTACGGCAGCAAGACCAGAGGTTCGAGCCGTTCGAAATCGCAGTTCCGCCCAATTTGAGCAGTGTAGCGTTTACGACATCCGCCCTACGGTCATTCACGGTTCCATACATGATGCCGTCAAGCATATCGTAGATGTCCTCCACGGTGCCGAGGTGCCAACGCCCTGCGGGGAGGCAAGACGTGCCATAGGTGTAGGCATAATCCGCCGCCGGACAGAGAGGCTTGTCGGTAAGGGTGAGGCTACTGTACCGCTTGAGAGCGAGCACCTTCGTGCGCTCCAGTCCATCACGCATACCCATATTACCGAAGTCCGTGGGGACCACGGGAAGCATGCTCTTCATATAGCGGAGCCATCCTTCCTCTCCTTCGCCATAGATAGCACGGAGAGCGGCGCAGTAGTCGTTGTACTCGTCGCCGGTCTTGCGATACTCACTGTGGCCGAGATAACCGGGGAGACAAATCGGATAGCCGGTCTTCTTGCTCGTGACGGTTGATGTCGGGTTGTAGGTGGAGGAACTGTTGTCGGCACGGAAATACGCCAGTGCGCGATACCAGGAACTCAACACGCCTTCGCCACCGGTGCCGCCGTGACGGCGACGGATGTTCGCCAGAGCGACAACATCGGGCATAAGGTTGGCCGAGAGGCTGAACCCGCTCTTTCCGGTGTTGTAACCGGCCTGACGCCAATCGGCGTACGCGAAATGCACGTTGATACCGCCGTTGCCATCGCTTTCGGCCACCCAGTCCTGGGTAGAGAAAGGAGTATTGGCGGCAAAATAGGTATTTAGGCGCTCGATGAGTTCGTCCACAGTAGAGCAGCCATACGTGATGGTGTAGTCGTGGTTTGCGGCCCAAGAGTCGCTTGCCTCACGGACGGAAAGGACGCCGGAGCGGGAGGTGCCGTCAAGCGTGTACCCGGTAAGGGCGAAGCTATAACGGTCGCACCACTTCTTGCCCGCTTGCGAAAGCGCACCGATAAGCACATCGTCGCCACGTCGCTTGAGCACGACACCCTCGATCTCATAGAGATCAGAGGGGATGTCGGCCGTCGATTCGATGCTTTCATGTTTTACATAGAGCACCTTGCCTTGAGTGCCCTTAACGCCCAGAACCGCGTCACCACGGCGGGGCAGCTTGGTAAACTGTAATGTTGCCATATTGAATCGTGTTTAGTTGTTAGCAGTTGTACCACTTGAGGCCCATATTGGTGTCGCGCACTGCGATGTAGTGACCTCCGCTGGTAACGGCGGTATTGATGTACTCCTGGCCGATAGCCGAGGGAACGCCATTCCAGTCGTAGCCGCCATCGGCAAGTTGAATCCAGTTGTCGGGGACTACGGCCTCCTGGGGAGTACCGGCGCCAAAGAGTTTCATCGGCTGACCGCAGAGCTTCGCCTGGTTAATGTCGTGATAGTCGGGCTCCTGAAGGGCGACAATCTCGTCCTCGGCACTTCCGATACGGACGTCAAATCCACCGACGTTGCCCTCGATGTTCTTAACCTTGCCAAGCAGACCATAGATGGCGTCGGGAATGCCCTGGACGTACTGCCAGAGGCCGTTGCCATCGCCGGTGGCATCAACGTATTCGATACCCCAGTCGTTGATGTGGGAGAAGACGGTGGTGACGCTCACGGTGCTTGTGGTGGGAGCCTCAAGTTGATACTTCACCACGTATCCGGCCGCTACGGTGGAGTTGGCATCCTGGAAACTCACAGTCTTTCCTTCAACGGTAAGCGCGTTGAACACGCTACCACCATTGACCTTGATCTCCGCAACGCCGTCGGAAAGCATTCCGCTGATAGTCGCCTTGTGAGTATAGGTGCCGGTGGGAGTTCCTTCGCCGTCAACGTCGGCCGTGTTGGTCCAAGTGAGGCTCGAAGATGTACCGACCTTGACGGTCTTGAGCATCTGGGAGTCGGAGGTGCGGTCACAACGATCGCTTACGAGGGCACCGCCGCTACCAACGGAACGGAGCGTACCGACACCGGTGGTGCTCACGATAGTTCCGGCATCGTCCGCGTCGGTAGGAGAGACGTACTTGTCGTAGTTCGTACTCCAACCGAGGTGGGCGCAAGTGGAGGCCCAGGTGATGCCGCTCACGATGAGGTAGCCGGGGCCGCTCGTGGTGTAGTGGCGACGGCCGTTCTTGTCGAGGTAGGTGGCCGCAGTGCCGTCGGTAGCGCTCGTAGGCACGCCGGAGGCAAGAGGCTTGAAGTACACCGTAGGGGTGAGGTTGTTGCCGTTGGAGTCGGTGAAGAGGACGCCGTTGTTCTCGTTGGCGGTTCCGATGGAGTCGTTGGTCGCGGTCAGCTTCGGTACGGGGATGTACCACCAATCTCCACTGCCCTTCACGGCAAGGCCGTTGTTGCTCTGGAGGCGGAGGAGGTTGAATCCGGAGGAGATGATGCGGGAAGGCGCGAAATCCGCACCGATGCAGAGCATAGCAATCAACTTGGCGCCGCCCGCGCTGTTGATACTCTCATCACCGCCGGTGGAGCGGATAAGGGCCTTGGACTCGCTCTCGACGGGAGAGTCATCACGTGCGGCCCAGGACTCCAAATCCTTCGAAGCGTTAGGGACGAAGGTGGGATCGAGGGTGCCGTTATACACGTCGAAGTCGAAGTGATTGCCGTTCGTCAGGTTGATGCGGTAGGTAGAATGCCCGCCGTTCTCGGTGGAGATGGAGACCGCCTCGACGCTCGAGATGCCGTTGCCAGTAGGGCCCTCGGGGCCAGTAGGGCCCTGGATACCCTGGATACCCTGGGAACCCTTCGTACCGTTCTTCACGTTGAGCGTGTAGGTCGTCCCGTTGAGCAAAGTGAAGATAACGACATTGGTGCCGCCATCCTCCTGAGACTCCGTTACGGAGACGGAGTAAATGACTTTCAGAAGGTTCGCAAGGGAGACCTTCTTGCTGGTGACATTACCCTGCCCGTCGTCGAGGGTGCCGATCGTCCACAAGTTTGCGAAATCGACCGACTCGGTAAGCTGGGAGATTTTTGTTACGTCTTGTTCCATAATTTCGATATTTTATTCTGGTAGATATAGTTTTTCTCGCAAGGTCACTTTGAAGGTGGGGATGTTGCTATCGTTCTCCGTGATGGTCACGGTGTCGATAAGCACGTATTCGGCGCTCTCGCCGATAAGGTCGCTATCCGCAATCTGCATATACATCCCGGGACGCAGATAGACACCGGTCTGGCCGTGAATCCACTTCGAATCAATCTCAAGGTCGTAGAGGTACTTGAGTTTCGAGTGGGTGTCGTAGTACACGCGGGCCTTGGCAAGCAGACGCTTACCCGCCACAGTGATATAGACCTCCGGCATCAGTATGTCCGTGAGCACGAAGCGGTCGCCCGCGTTGATGGGATACGAGATGTTCGGGAACACCATCCCCACGGAGGAATCCTCGAGCCGGTCGAGGGTAAGTTTCCACCGGTCGTGGGTGGCGTCATACTCGCAGTTCGTGATATTGAAGTCACGACCCGCACAAGGGCCGGACTTCATATTCAGTGTCCCGATGCCGTTCGCCCCGGCGGCGTAGTCGGCAATGTTGAATCCTATCTGCCGGAGGTAGAGGTTGAAGGTCGGGGCGTTGTAGTAAGCCACCTCCATATCGAAGGTGTGCTTCACGATGGTGGCCGCATACGCCTTGACGCTCTTAGCTTGTCCGGAGACGATGTTCTCAACGGCATAATAGCGCTCGATACCCCACTGTACAATGGGGATTTTGTAATACTGGTTGGCAGAGGTATCCAGAATCGATATGGTTCCGGCACGGGCCTCTCCGGAGGTATTGGCATCGATGGTAAGAGTTACCTTCGTCTTGGAGCCGGAGCCGGAACTGACACTCGCAGTCACCCAGCTCGGTTTGTCGGTGAAAGACCAGCTATGACTGTTCTTCGCAAAGATATAAAACGCCACAGTCCTCGCGGCCGGGGACTTGTAGCGGATAGTGCGCATATTGAAATCCAGAGAGCCAGTAGTGCCGGATTTCTGGCTGATAGGAACATAATCCGTATATCCGTTATCTGCGGAGCGCCTTATTGGAATGAAACCCGCCCGCATCAAGGTTGACGAGTTGGAGTAGGAGGGAATTGTGGCGGTGATCTTCGCGGATTTCGGCATAAACTCTACGCCTTGGGCAAAGGTTCCGGAGTTCACGTCGATACTTCCGAAGGTAATCGAAGGAATACCCCATCCGAGGTTGCTTCCGGCGGCAAGTCCGCGAAGATAAAAGGCCGCAGCGCCACCGGCGCTATCCATCTCGATACCACCGCCGATGTACTCGATAAGTTTCGTCTCATAGAAGTACCCACGCAGATACACCGACACTTTCGAGAGGTCGGTGAGCGGAGTTCCGGAGCCGTCCGTCCCGAAGGTCATTTCATTCGTGGGAATCTTGAACGTGTACTTGTATTTGCTCAACTCATAGTCCCATCCGCCGCCAGTTACCAGTGTCAACTCCTTACTGACAATGTGGTTGCCATTGTCCACGACGGAGAGGTAAACCTTGTAGGTATAGTTCGAGAGCGCCTTATCCAGAAGAAAGTCCTGAAAGAACTCCGGCGTAGCGGTCTCGACGAGTTTGAGCTTCACCGCACCGGCCCCGGCCCAGATGCCGGAGAAACTGCCGAGAAGGAAGCAGAAACCCTGCGTCACCTCCATCAGATTCTTATGTGTGGCAGAAAGCGACATGGGCGTATCCTGAACGCCGGAACTGACGATAAAGCCCTTACTGCCGCCGTTCGAGCCGACGGCGATCTCGTCCGCCCGGTCGGTGGCCGCATCAGTCACAAGGCTCGGCTGGTAATACTTCGCCTCATCGTCTATCTTAACATATACTCCCATATTGCTTTTTCAATAAATCTTTTCTATCTTTGTCTCATCGTAAGCGAGACTTTGTGTTGGGGCCCGTGCAACAGGAATCCGGTTGGCATGCGTCGTTCCCTTCTCTTAATCCCGCTTACTTTTTTTATCCCCCGAGTATGATATTGTCGGTATTTCCGAACCACACCTTCGTGCAGTCAAAACGCGAGGTATATCCCGGTATCGGGAGACGGCCACGCACCTTCACGATATTGCTCACGAGTTCCCATCCGCGATCCTTCTCGTAGTGGTACAGGCCGATATAAAGGTCGGTAACACCCTCCTTCTTCGAATCCAGATAATAGGTCACGCCGCTCTGCCGATGCGTGTAGATATTGTTATCCATTATCTTCGGCATCTTCAGGGCCGCACCAAGCCTGGTAGCAAGGGTGGCCCCGTCGTACTTCCTACCCGTACCGGTAGCATAGGTAAGCTGTGAGTGCGAAGGCATGGAGCCGTGAGTGAGGATGTCCCATCCGATGATGCGGTAACGGAGCGCCGGAAGGCCGTTGGAATAGCCACGACGCACCAGTTGGTAGTTACTCGGCTCGCACTCGCGGAGGGGGTGCGTAACCGTCGGATTGGGATACCGTCGGGTGGTATGCGTGGACTCCTTGTCCGGACGGGGATTCTGCTGGCGGATAACAGAAGTGTTATCCTTTGACGGGAACCACTGGCCACGACGAGCATAACCGTAGCGGAGAAGCAGCACACGGTAGGAAGGATCAGCCTTAATCTGCGCCAGAATATCCGCGTCCATACCGTAGATGTCGGACACCCAGTCGTCACCAACTTGCTTCACGATAAGATTCGTTGTCGGATTGGTGCTTGTGGGTATCTGCTTCGAGAGACCGATGTCGTCGATGATGTCCTGGAGCGTAGCGCCGGTGATGGACGGGTAGATATTCCCGTCCTTATCATTGTCAAACCGCACCGTCTTGGTAATCACGCCGTACTTCGCTATGATGTCCGCATCCTCGATAAACGCCTTCCTCGCGTCCGGAAGCATCATAAGGTTCTCCTTGTACGTCTGCGGCAGAACACTCGTCGTAGGAAAAGATGAGGTGGTATAGGAGCCAGAGGCCACGACCGCGCCGGTCTTGTCCGTCACCGTGTAGGTGAGCAGAGAAATGTTGTAGTTGTAGATATAGACGAAGGTGGTGCTGTTATAACGCGCAGTGGCGGTTGCAATACTGCCATCGTCATTCAGTGTGGTCTCGTACTCGATATTATATGTCGAATCGTGCACACGACCGTAGGTCTTGCCCCACTTGGAGATGGGAATCATCAGATTCGGAATATCCACCGAATCAGCGTTAAGAATCTCCTTCCCGTTGTAGTACCTTCCGGGGAGGTTCCTTTCGGAGCCGTAGGCCACCAGACGAGTTAAGAAGTCCTCCTGGTTGGTGATGTACTTCCGGAGATTCACAAGACCGGCGTGACGGGCAAACTGGGCGGAGACTCCGGCATTGCTGACGAAGTTCACGCCCCCAACATTCACGACGACGATCCACGTAGGAAGCGACTCGCATTCTTGCCCGTATTCATCTTTGATACTGCTCGGAACGGTACTGCTCGCGCTGCGGTATGAGAAGGTGTAATATATCCCGGTCTCTTGCTCCTCCGCATCGGAAATACGGCCGTATTCATCGTAATCATAGTTCCAGGTGCAGGGGACGAAGACCATGCTCCACCCAACGGCGGGCCAGACCTCCTGGATATTATTCAGTCCGTCAAGGACGAAGCCGTCGATGGTGACGGCACGAGCCTCGGCGATAAGCTCCTCATAGGCTTCCGCATTCTCTCCGCCAAGCGTCGTGATCGGCGTCACGGTACGCTCATAGGAATAAGCATTGGAGGTGCAGAGCCAGAAATAGAACTTCACGCCCTTCATCGGATTGGTGGCCGCAAGGCTCAAGCGGTAAGCATCGGCGCAAGCCTGGAGGCGGGCAAGGATACCGGCCACCGGCTCGAAGGTTGAAAGACCGCTCCGCGTGGAATAGTGAATGAGGTTATCGTTCTCGACCTCCATATCCACGAAAGGCACAAGGGAGAGTATCTGGCCATAATCGTGGAACTGCACGCCGGAATAGACGAAGCCGCCGCCATAAAGACCTCCCTCGGCCTCTTTCTTCGGCTGAGGGATAGAGAAAAGCATAAAGCGGAGGTTGGTCGCCCCGATGAGACCGGCGCCCCAGTCCACATAGTCGCCGACATTCCACGCGATAGGGTAAGGACTGGCAATGGTGAACTCCAGATAGGATATGTTTACGGTCTGGCCTACATACTTCATCTTCCCATAGACCCTATCGCCATGGGAATTGAGTTTATAGTTTCCGCTCTTGTCATATATCGCTATCTGTGCCATTATGCTACCTGGATAAAGAGTCCTTCTTCGGTGATGATGTACTTGGAATCCTCGGTGCCGAGCAGGTCACTGCGTCCGGCGCTCGGGTCGGTGGTGATCTTCTTATTCTTCGAATCGTAGTACAGAGCCGTCAAGGGGTCGTTCACCTTGAACTTGACCGTGAAAATCGCACGGGCGTAGCCATCACGGGCCACGAAAGAATCCTCCTCATAACCGGCGTAGTGCACCTTCTGGCGCCCGATACCGGTGTAGTCGTCATAGATAAGGAACTCGCCTTGCTTGATCTTGGCAAAGAAGTCGGCAATCTGCCCACGGAGGAGTTTTTCGGAGTCGTCACCCTCCGGCACCTTACAGTAGAACTTCACGCTCAACTCCTGGGGCTCGAAGAACTGCGAGGCGACATACTCATCGTCGCCATCCGCGTCCTTCCAGTCGTTGTTGTACGGCGCCTTGGGATTCGGCATTATGGGGTACGGATTAGACTTGGCAATAAGGCCGAAGACCTCCGTACTCCAGGCCGCAGGGTCTCCCGTGGTCTGGATGTAGAAGGGTTTGTAGTTGTTTATGAAAGGTAGCCAAGCCATAGCACAAAGTTACTATAAAAGTCCAACAAATTACAACTTTAATTGACCAACTGCACTTTTATTGATTCGCCAAGCCCAGAAGGCATCGAGAAGTCGCGGATGAAGCCGTCGAAACGCTGAAGCATAGCCTGTGTGTTCTGCGCCGTATCGAAGGTATTTGCGGCCACTTGTTGCAGATAGTCGTTGAGGGTGATGTACCTTCCGGCCTGGCCCTCCACGGCCACCGCAATGCGCTCCCACTGCGTCTTGCCGTAGGATACGTCAGCGCGGATTGCATTGAGATAGGAGGCAAGGAGGTTGGCCGTGTCCTCGGTGATGGATTTGATGCCGTTTCCGAGGGATTTGGCCGAGGTCTCATCACCGGCGTTCCAAGTGTACCCAAGCATCTCCAGAGCGGCAGTTGCGCCCTCCATTGCGTCGTTCCAAGCGGGAAGCGCCTTCTCTAATCCGACATTGAATTTCACCAAGTCGTCAATCCAATCATAGTCAACCGCAGAATCAAACGAGGTCATTGGATTACCCTCAGCGTCGATGCCGAAAGAGTGGCGCATATTCTTCTCCAACTCATCAAACAGAGGTTGCAACGTCTTGGCGAAAGCAATCTCCATCATAAGGCTCTGGATAGTATTCCCGATATAGTCGTGGAGGTCGTCAATGGCACCATATACATCCCCGTTGTTAAAAGCATCGATGAGCATATCCTTGATACTCTGACCAATATCGCCAACCACATCCTCGACATTCTCATTGAAGGTATCAAGCGCCTCGCGCATAACCTCCTTAATCTCCTTCCAGTGGTCGATAATGGCCTTTCCGGCCTCATCCATCTGGTTATATCTCGCAAGGACCTCATCGGTGAGTTCGAGCGTCTTCGGATCAAATATCTTCCCACCGGTAAGGGAACCCAGAGACTCGAACACATCCACCATCTTCTTCGAGGTGAAGGCGGCGACGATACCACCCGCCACCAAGCCGACTGCGGCGCCAATCAATGTGGTCGCCCACGAGAATACGCCACCACCGGCGGCAGCACCAACGGCGGCACCGGCGGCGGTCATTTCGAGGACCGTCTTCGCAGTATCTCCCCAGTCTTGAGCCTTCTTCTGTCCGGTCTTGACTTGGATACCGGCCATCTTCTGCGTCTGGGCCAGAAGTTTCTCCTGAGCCTTTCGCATCTGCTCCGTTGCGGCAAGGGCCTTGGCATAAGGACTCTCTACGCCAAAGACGTTCGCTTGCTTGTATCCGAAGTGAGAGAGGTATAGATTCTCAAATTCATAATCGGCCTGTTGAAGTTCAAGTTCCCACTCTTTAGCGGCCTCCTTCATCTCCTTGAAGTTCTCGATGGCCCTGGCGGTAACAGATACGATATTCTCAATCGCAATCATAATATACGAGGCGGTCCCGGCACCCTTGCTCATCGCACCGGTGCTTACCTTCTCGTATATGTCGGCCATAGAGGATATGGAACTACCGGCATCGCTCAAAGCGTCGCCGATACCTTCCCAGTCACCACCAAATTTGGAGATAGCTGAACCTATCTTGCCAAGATAACTACCAACGGACTTGAGGTCTTTCGCCAACTGCTTAACCTTCTTCAACTCCTCGTTATCAACAAGATCGTCTATCTTGGTGTTAAGAATCTGCTCGATTAGCTTCAAGAGAGTGTCAAAGGAAACACCCAGATTGTCGGCATCCTCTTGCACCTCCGGAGGAATCATATCCGGCAGTTCTGCCTTTAATTCCTCAAGGCGAGTCTTGAGCGTTTCAATCTCCTGGATAGTCCGGAGGTTGAGATTGGAAAGGTCAATGTTCTTCTCTTCAAGCATTGTCCTTACCCACTCATCCGCCATTTTGTCTATCTGCCTCTGGGTGACCTTATTATTGTAATTCGTCTGCGTTTTAAGCAGAGTATCGATAGCGTCCTTTTGCTCCGTGTAGAAGGCCACCCAAGCGGCATTAGCCGCCTCATCGTCGGCGGTCGGATTCTTTATCTTGTAGTCCGCGATCCACCCATCCTTGGCCTCGGCGAGTTCATTGAGTTTCTGTTCCCAGTCGGTTCTTAACCGGCGATTCTTGGCATCAGTATCGACAAGAACCTTATCCAAGTCTGCGGCAAATCCCTCAAGGTTGAGGCGCTTTGTTGCGGCCCCCAGGTCTTCCAGAGATTCCTTGAACTTGCTCGTAGCCTTCTGTGCGGCCTCGATGCTACTGGCATACGCCCTCCAGTCTTTTCCGGCGGCGAAATTGCGAATATCCTCGGCGGCGTGCTTGTCGTACTTATCCATCTCGACGGCAAGAGCCTCAAACGCCGATGCGAAACCGTTTTTCGGTATGCCGGTGCCGAAATAATTGGTAAGAAGCCCATCGATAGCGGCATCATCGAAACCAAGCGACTTGAACTGATCATACGCCGCCTTCAGTTCCTTGAGGTTCTGGAAGTTCTGGTTGATGTCAGAAATCTTCTGCCGAATCCTCTCCCTGTACCTCTGCTGGCGTTCGCGCCTCTCTTGCTCTTGGCGCCTACGCTCTGCCTCTGCGGCGGCGGTGCTTCCGCCGAAGTCCGGCGTACCGTAAAGACCGGTAGAAATGGCTTGGAGCAGCAGTAGGTTGAGCCAATAATTCGCATAAACGCTATTCTGGAGATTTGCATACTGCGAAGGCATTGCATTCAAATCCGTCTGCGCCTTATTGAGCCCCTTGGTCCACTCTGAAATCATATCGCTCAGGTCGTCGGTCATTTCGACACGATAACTGTTTCCATGATTTTTGTGAGCCTCAACAAATTCGTCAATCGCAGAATCCTCCATCGTGCCCATTTCCTTGAGGGCCTTCCGGATGGTTTCTCCGAAATCGTCAATTACCTTATCAACATCAGCTTGCCACCCAGTCTTTTTGTTCGATAAAACGCCAAGCTGTTTCGGAAACTGTTTGAACAGCTCCTCGATAGCCGTCTTAATCTTATCCGACGTGCCTTCCGCCGCGAATTTCTCGCGCAACCTATCAGCAAACTGATCGACACCATCTTCCGACAGAAATCCAAGGCCGCTACTCTTTATAAACCAGTCAAAGACTTGGTCTTGCTGCTCCTTGGTTAAATCTCCATACGAGGTATATGTTTCACCTTTATCAAAAGACCAACCCTGTTTATCGTATCCCAATAATGAAAACAACGCCTCGTTGAAAGTCCGGCGCGTAGTTGACATTTCGTGGGCCGCGAGCATATCGTCAGTCTCATTAAGCGCATCCTCATAGTCGCGCATAATGGCTCTATACTTATCGACATACTCGTCAAGAATCCTTAAAATCTCGTTGGAATAGTCTAACTTGTTACCGGTCTTCTCCCCGAACGCCGCACTCATCTTGGCGACCATCGGGCCCATTTCAGACCGATCTATATCACCAAGAACGTATCGCCACGCCATCGTTGCATACGTCTTACCCTCTGACTTATTTTTGAAAAGATTGGTTACATACTTCGAAAAGCCCCTCGATAAATTCTTAACGGATTCGTCCCTATTCTGTTGAAGGTCGTTATGGGCAGACTCTCTGGCTTCGTCGGCATAGTATTGGTTCATCTCCATACGAGCCCTCGCCCAATACTGGCCAAGTTCATCGACGGTTGTCGCCAACTTCATATTGTCGTCAACGAACTTCGGGAACTGTTTCTTCAAATCATCAACCGACTTGTAAAACGCCTTCGTTTCCTCGGTAGCGTCGCCAGTTGCCTCTTTCATCTTTATGAATGCAGACTCAACACGATTGGCCCCTATCTCGAAGTCAATCAATGTCGCATTCAGCTTGGCCATCGCGTCGTTGACGATATTGATATGCTTGTTAGCCTCTTCGCTCAACTTTCTACTGCGTTCAATCAGAACCCAGATTACCGTAGCGAGCATAGATAGGATCGCAAACAAGCCCTTTCTTGCGGCCGTGATTGCGGCCGTGAGCCTCAATTCCTCCTTTTGATTCTTGAGGTGTACCTTCTCCAGCGCATTCTGGGTGCCAAACAACACATTGCCCCAAGTGAGATTCTTGTTGCGTATAATCTCAAGGCTGTTTTGAAGCGTGGTATAAGCATTCTTTGCCTTGAGTAATGTGTTGTGTATCAACAGAAGACCATTGTAGAGGCCGAGATACTTTATAATGGCACCAACGAGCCCGATCCATTTTTCATAGTTTGCAAGAAGATTGGTGATGCCGGTGATGATTCCCTTGATGGTTCCAGAGTTCTCATTGCCGATCTTCGAAAGCATAATCTCCCACGCATCCTGGAGGTTGGAGACTTTACCCTTGACCGTCTCGGCCAAAACCTCTTGCATCTGGTAGAACTTACCACCGGCAGAAGTCATTCGGTTGAAAGCCTCCTCCACCATAGAGAATGGCACCTCTCGGGCAGAGATGCGCTCGAAGACTTCGCCAACAGAAATAGCGTGACCCTCAATTTCCTGGAACTGCTGCGCCAGTTCTTTGAGGATAGGAATACCGGCTTCTGTGAACTGACGGACTTCCTGGCCACGAAGGAACTCGGCGGAACGCACCTGGCCATAAGCAAGGATGATACGGCCCATATCCACACCAAGACCGGCAGAGACATCCGCCAGCTTCTTCGTGGTCTCAAACACCTCATTTACGGGGATTGAGAATGCGGTCAACTGCTTCGCATAGGAAGTCAAGTTCTGGAACGTGAAAGGAGACTTGACCGCCAGAACTTGCAACTGATTGAAAATGCGGTCTGCGGCGGCAGTGTCCTGAAGAATAGCACGTAGAGCAGTGTGCTGAGCCTCAAATTCGCCAGTGATGCGCACCATATTGCGCACAATCGATACGGCACCAAAGAGAGACGCATACTGCGCAACATACGACCCGAGGCCCTTCAAGACGTTGCTTTGCAACATCAATTTCTGGGTGTTCAAGCCGATAACCTCACCGGTCTCCTTTTCAAGAAGTTTCCGGCGTTGAGCATTCGATAACTCCTTCCCTTCAATATCAAGCTGTTTCTTTCGGAGGTCATATTGCTTCTTCTCCTCCTCAAGAATCGCCTTATCGACCTTGATAATATCATTCAGTTGCTTGAGTTCCTTGTCGGTAATGGTCCCGGCCGCTTTCTTCGCTTCCAACTCCTGACGGGTCAGAAGCACAATCTCCTTCTGGGCCTTTACCTTCTTCTCGGTGGCCTTCGAGCCTTTATTCTGCGCCACCTCGAGGAGATTGGTAATAGCAAGAGACTCCTTGACAGACTTCTCGAATTTCGCTGTCAAGCCTTCAATACGCTTCATCTCGCTCTCAAACTTCTTCGAGTCAAGAACGAGACTGAATTTCAAGCTATCTATGTCGTTACCACCACCGGCCATTGTATTGTCGTTTTAAGTGTTGTCAAACCTAATCGGCATCGCCATTGAACACCTCTTCCACCGTGTACCCCTCCTTCTCCTGGCGGGCCTTTCTTCTTGCCGCAGCCCTCTCATCCGCTTGCCTCTGGAGTTCGAAGGCCGGATCATTGGGATTATAGAGTTTGTCCCCATCCTTCGCCTTGTAGTTGTAGAGCGTATGCGGCAGATCGCTCTGCATCAACTGCTTTTTTGCGCGGGACAGTACCGCGTATGAATCCCACTCCGGGACAGTCACAAGACCGAAAAAGAATCTCCGCGACAGTCCGTACTGCGGGAAATCCTTTATGAAGGCTGCTCTTCGCCCGATTTCGGTGTAAGAGGGGATGGGCTTTGAGTCGCCATTGTCTTGAGGTCGGCTCTTATAGCCTTCCCTAATCCCAAACTCATCGAATACCAGTTCAAGAGATTTGCCGTTTTTTTTTGAGCCTCTGCGAGCACGCTCGCCACCTGGGACTCGTCGAGTCGCCAGACGTAGGCCCACCACCTCCAAACCAGAGGGAACCACAAACGCAGTTTCCAATAGTCATTGAGAACATAGCATACCGCGATCTTGAGGTTGAGATACGGATGCTTGGCGACGGAGCGCATCAGGTCTTCCGCCTCCTTCGCCTGTTCCTCCTGTTCCTCCCTCTCAAGGAGAAGCCTCGTTACCTTATCCACCGTGCAGTCACGGAGAAAGCCCAGCTTCACTTTGTGTCGTGTGCCGGGGATAGATACTACTGTCGGGGTGTCGTTAAGAATCGACATCACCGCCTGTCTCGCCGCAAGGGAGGGCTGTTTTTCTTCTGCCATAATCGTGAATTAAAAAAGGGACGGGCGATTAAAACACCCGCCCCTTGGGTTTGGATTTCCCCCGATGTTACTGGCTCACAGCAGTGGCCGTAGGCAGAGGAGTAACCACGATGCCGTTCACATCTGCGATGCAAGCGCCCATGATACTCATAACCTTCGGGTTGGTGTTGTCGCTTCCCTTCGGGCGGGAGAGACGCATCTTGACGTGGTTCAGGATGATGGCGGTCTTCTTGCTCTGGGAGACAGCGAGGACCACAACCTCCTTCGTCTTGGCTGCGCCGTAACCCTTACCGGCATAGGTGAAGCCACCATCCGGAGACTTGACACCGGAGACGGCGGAACCCTCCTCGAAGAAGTAGGACATCAGAGCGAGGTTGATCGAGGGGATGTCACCGGTCATGGTGTACTCCTGATCCTCGGAGAACTCGTCGTCAATGACCTCGTGCTTCTGGTCGAGACGGATAGGGTTGGTCGAAGGGGACCCCTCGTCGAAATTCAGAGTGCCCTCCAGGGTGAAGAGGACATCGGCGGCGGAGAAGTCCGTAGGGGTGCTATACGAAACCGTAGGGTTGTACGGGAGTATAGCGAGCTGGGAATTGCCAATGTGCAAATCCTGCTTCATAGCGGAAGTAAGTGTTGCCATAGTATTTAGCTTGTTTTAATGTTCACAAACAATTCGATAACCCTCGCGTGGTAGCCATAATCGTCGGCGATATCCCCAAGCACAGAAGGAGTCTGGTCGAACTCATACTTGCCTTCGAAGCCGGGAAGCCCCGCCCGGAAGGCATTGTACATCTTGCTCAACTTCAACCCATTCTTGAAAGCCTGGGTATCGCGGGCGAAAAGGTAAATCAACACTCGGCATTGGCCGTATGCGGAAACGTCTTCAACTCTGCCACTTACGGACACAACGACGAAATCATCCTTCGGGGACGGCGTTGCCTTGGGCCGGTTAGAGTACACGGTCTCGGAAACCCCGGCGCTACGCACGATACCCTTCAGGGTGGTCTCTATGTCGGTAATGTCAAAGTTGTTCATTGCTGCATTGCGACCTTAACGTTCTTTCGGTAATACCACGGAAAGTTCTGATGCGCGGAGACTTTGAGCAGTTCTTGGAGCTTGGTTTCGAACCTCACACTATCGTGGGGCTCTCCGCTCTCTCCTACGGAGGTGGGAATGCCGCCTTCATCGTGCTCGGAGCCACCCTCGAAAGGATGTACCATAAGCGCGGAGAAAACGCCCTTCTGCCCTCCGTTGCTCCTCATCGCCTCCTTCTTCGCATCGTCCTCGGCAGAACCGTATTCATTGGGCTGAGCCAGTACACTGGCGCCAGACCCAACGATAGCGGTCTTGTCTGCAACGGCCCAACCGTGCGAATCAGACTCCTCTGTATGGTGGGTGTGATACCCACCCTCGAGTTGCTGGTGGAGATTGATAGACTGCTCAAGAGTCCGCGACATCTGGTCGCACAGAGCGAGATTCCCGCCCTTGTGGACTGCTTCGCGGAAAGCCTTGAACTTCTTTCTAATAATCTCCTGATTCGTCATTGCTTGACTTCGTTGTACCAGATATTCGATCCGAAATTGGTGTTGATTTTCTTTACAACCTCCGCCCGGAAGGTTCTGTCGTTATCGGTCAGTTCGAGCAAATCCTTGGTACGGATGTCACCGAGAATCAAGGGACAAGCGATTTTCATCTCTGCGATAATCACGTCGCCGTTGATAACGGCGTTTGCGGTCTGCTGTCTGTACCCAAAGGGGACACGCACCTTCTGACGAGTTACCGGAACCTGGTCCTTGACCATTTCCTCACCGACAATCAGATACTTGCCGTCTTCGGTTACGATAAAGACATTCTCCTCGTCCAGAAGCATAGAGTCCGAAGGAGTCATTTTCGTGACCATCTTCGGCATCTGTCCTTCATACTCCGCAACGTCCAGCACCACGGCGCGATAGAGAGGTTCGGCGTTCTCACCATAGGCGGGCTCGCCGTTCTCGTCCATCACTGCCCGGAGGACTTGGAACGTGTATGGGAAGCGAGGGTTGTAAGCCATGTCAAAGAGCTATTTTCTGCGCCGGGGGCATACTCGGATACCCCCAAGCGCAAAATGAATCGTCGATTTCGCCGAGTTAAGGCCATACTTGGCAAGGAGATCAAGACCCATCTGGCGCATAAGCCTCTTGTCGTAGGCGGAACTCTGCTTGCCACCTTCCCGGTGGGACCACCCACTGTCCGAGTCCTCGACGGAGCCCGTAATGGAAGGAGTGGACGCGCACCAGAGATAGGTGTATGCTTTGCAGAGGTCCATCTGCTTGACGGTGAGGCTCGTCACCTCGGAGCCAGCGGGAACGCCCGCATCAATCAGGACGTTCTCGATGGCGCCGTCAGTGATGTCGAACGCCGTCAGGTCTTTCAGATAATCTTCTATCAGTTTGGCCATAATCTCGGTTCAATCACACGTGTTTTTGGACTACGATGCCGCCTGGTTGGTGCTCAGGTACAGTACGGTCTGGATGGCCTTCGGAACGGGCACGCAGATGGACTCGGCCTGGAAGACGAGACCCTTCTTGCCACGATCCTCGCAGATAGCGATGGCGCCACCCTCGGAGTACATGATCGGGGAATCGGCGGTTGCGAGGATGTTGGTCGCACGCTTCCACTGGATTTCACCGAACTTACCGGCAGGACGGAGCACTACGGTGTTGGGGTCGAAAGCCTCGGTCTCAACGGTCTCGAATTTCTTCGAGGTGGGGTTGATGAGGGTTCCGAAGCCGTAGTAGGACACGACCTCGACTGCGGGCAGTCCGAAGGATGCGATGCAGTTCTTGAGGTCTTCGTCGCTCACGACATAGGCGTCGAGGGAGCCGGAGGTGGGGCCGTACTTCCACATAGCCACGCGGGCCTTGGTGTCGGCGTGGGCCTTCAGCACCTCCCAGTTGGATGCACTGATACGGAAGACGGATGCCTTGGGATCACGAGGGATGAAGCGCATCCTCCAGCCGTAGTTGTACATATCCTCGAGGTCGCCGAGGGGCTTCGCACTGGCGCTGCTCCAAGCGTTCTTGGTGCCGTGCTTGTAATCGCCGAGCCAGAAACCACCACACTTCTTGCGGTTGGCCGCAATGGGGTTGAGGTTGATTTCGTAACCGACGATACCACCGTTAGAGGTGGCGAGGGTGGTCACATAGGAGCCCTTGGACTCCACCTGGAGGCCGGTGAAGGAGCGCTGGCTGTGGATGCTCTGGAACAGGTTCATGGTGTCCTTTACGAACTGGTCGTAGTAAGGGTCCTGAACGTTCACGCCCTGACGGGCGAGCTGCTGCATCTTCTCGTAAGCGTCGATGTCAAACGCGACACCGCGACCCATACGAGGGATTTCGCCAGTCTTCTTCGAGAAGCCAGAGGCGGGGAGCAGGGGCCCTTCTGCCTCGTCGGAGAGGTAGGTGGCCATGATGGGAACGCTGCGCTCGCCGATCTTCTGTTCGAAGGTGCGGGCGGGGTTCTCGAAGGGTGCGAGGGTGTAGATGGACTTCCACTCCTCCTCATCGAACCAGTAGTTCGGGTTTTCCGCGATCCAATCCTCGAGGGATGCGTAACCGCGAGCGAGGAGGGCACCTTCAAGAAGCTGATAAAATTCGGTCGAATACAGACCGGAAATGAGATTCTTTGCCATAATTCAGTCCTCCTTTAGCTGTTGCTTACTTCTGCGAAATACTCGGGTTCGATGAACAGGCCGATTTCACGGGCGGCGGCGATCACGGCGGCGGGAATACCGTTGACGGTGTTCACGTAGCAGTAGAGTTCGCCACGGGGAATATCGACGAAGTTCTGGCCGTTACCGGCATAGAGGTCGCGTGTGAAGACGCTGTTGGCCTTGACCTTGAGGGCCTTGTCCGAACCGGCTTCAGCGGCGATGGAAAGGAAGTCACCGGCGGCAACACTGTCAATGTTGGCGGTGGCCACGGTTATGGAGATGGTGCCGTCCTGGTTGTCGGTGACAGTGCCAGCAACGACGCCCTTACCGGTGCCGGAGATGGAGGAAGGAACCACCATCACGACGTCGGTAGCCTCCAGCTTGGGTGCGAGCCAGCTCTTGTTGAGAGTGATCTTGGTGTTGGAACTTTCGGTTTCAACGCCCAGGACCTCCCAGACCTTCATGATCTTGGCGGTGTGGGCCTTCAGGTCAATCTCGACGGGAGTACCGGCATGCACGAGTTCCTTGTCTGCCAGAGTGTCGGAGATGAGGGCACCGTACTGACGGTACTTCACCTCGTCCGGGTGGCAGAGGAACGGATTCACGCCACCGATGTCTTTCGAGCGACGCGAATAGGCATTGTTGAAATGTTCGAGCATAGTTGTTTGTGTTGTGAGGCTCTTAAAATGCAAATGCTCGACAAGAAGTAGCTGTCCGTCTTCTGTTTCGACATAAGCATCATCCTCATCTACAAGCAAAGCATCAAGAGGAGCCATCTGTTTGTGTGTTAAAGTCAACTATTGCGAACCCGGTCGGCATCCTCCTTGGCCTTCTTGGCACGGTCTTCAGCGCTTATCTCGGCGGGCTTGTTGGAACCTTCCCCGCGATAGGGAGCGGCACCGTCGCCGATATAAGACTTCAACTTCTCCTCGTAGGCCGTCTTGACTGCCGTCAGAAGCGACTCCTCGGTGGTCTGGTCATTGACCTCGACGCCGGAGATGATGTCGTTCCAGAGCGACACGTTGGATACCTTGAGTTCGTCGGCCTTTCCTTTAACCTTGTCCCGCAGTGCGTTATACTGGCCCTGCTTGACCTTGTTGTTGTAATCGGCCTTGAGGTTGTCGAGTTCCGATTTCTGCTTGTCGAAGTCTTCCTTCAACTGCTTGAGTTCGGGATTATCACCGCCACCTCCTCCCTCCGGGTGGGCTTTCTTGTAGTCCTCCAGAGCCTTCGTTGCGTTCGACGCTTTGGTGCGCTCGGCATCTACGGAACTCTGGATGGTCTTCAAGAGGGTTTCCACGGAGGCTTCGGCTACGGCGCCTTCGATTTCCTCATCCTTGGTGACGGTTTTTACGAGCAGTGCGGCCACCCCGTCAAACGCCTTGTCACTCAACCCCAAGTTCGAATACTTGGTTTTGAGGGCTGCTAAAATCTTGGTTTTCATGTTGTTAAAGAACTTTGGTTTTGAGTATAAAAAAAAGAGCCGCACCTACGACCGTAAGGATCGTAAATACAGCTCAAGGGCTTTTTCGGCAGTTGAGTATGTCAAGGAATAAGTTTCACCTCGATAAACCGGTGGCACCGGCGGCATTTGACAACTACTTTCGTCTCACCTTTAAGCGATGCGACGGAGAGCAATTTCTGCCCGCAACTGGGACACTCGACAAACGTCTTTTCGCGTCCGTTGCCCGTGACTTCCACCGTCTCGAACTTCATACGCCCATCTATACTCGTCGCAAAAATACAAAAAATCCAACAAACAACAACAAAAGTTGTAAATTTTTTGATAATTTTGCAGAAAATGATAAAAACAACGGGGTATCGTGGTCTTTTCCAAGGACATACCGGTCTTGTCTTATGCGGCTGTTCAGGCTCTCCGGGATAAGGACAAGGACACAATCAATCCGCTTCGCATCATCGCCCAGGCGGGTGCGCAGGAGCGCATGCTTTCACGCGACGTAGATATAATGATTGGTGGAGGCTCGAGAGGCGGTTCCAAGTCCTTCAGCCTCGTTATGGAAGGGCTCAAGGACATCAACGAGCCCGCATTCTCCGGCCTTATCGTACGTAATGAGCGCGACGACCTTACCCAAGTAATCGACTACTCCCTCCAGATGTACTCCCAGTACGGCACATTCAACCGTTCCCGCGACGACCGTACCTGGAACTTCACCGCCGGAGGAAAACTCCGCTTCTCCTACTACGGAGATAGTATGGAGGACTTCAAGAAGCGTTTCCAAGGCAAGCAATACAACTACATCGGCATCGATGAAATCACCCATATACCCTACGAGAAGTTCAAATACCTCGCTACCTGTAACCGAAACGGTATGGGCCTCCGTAACCGCATCTGGGGCACTTGCAACCCGGACCCCGATTCGTGGGTGCGCAAGTTCATCGACTGGTGGATAGGCCCAGACGGATTCCCGATCCCTGAGCGTGACTGCGTGGTGCGCTACTGCTTTATGGACGGCGACTCCCCGGACACAATCTACTGGGGCGACACTCCCGAAGAGGTGTACGAGCAGTGCAAGGACATCATCGAGCCTCTATGGAATGAGCGCTACGCCGAACTCGGGTACGACAAGAAGCGGATGTTCGTTAAGTCCGTCACCTTCGTCCGCGCCGGTCTGGAGGAGAACCTGAAACTGATGTTCTCCGACCCCAACTACCTCGCCAACCTTGCCCAGCAGTCAGACGAGCAGAGGGCACGCGACCTCGAGGGTAACTGGAACTTCAAGTCCGCCGGTGAGGATATGATAAAACTGCTCGATATGGAGCGGTTCTTCAACTCTCCCAAGATAGAAGGCGGAATCCGCTACGCCTCGTGCGACATTGCCTTCGAGGGCGGAGACTCCCTCGTGATGTGGCTCTGGGAGGGGTTTCACATCAAAGACCTCTACGTCTGCCGCTACGACTCCAAGACCACTATTCGCAACGTCAAGACCAAGCTTCAGGAGTGGGGAGTCCTCGAGGAGCACTTCTGCTACGACCTTAACGGGCTCGGCCAGGCGTTCCGGGGTTTCTTCCCCCACGCCAAGCCGTTCAACAACACGGCCGGTGTGGAGCCGAGGTTCAAGGGTATGTACCACGACCTCAAGAGCCAGTGCGCGTACCTCTTTGCCCACAAGCTGATCGACGGGGAGATGAGCATAGAGCCACGCCTTCTGTCGATGCGCTTCTCCGGCAAGGGATTTACCAGTGTCCCGCTCCGCCAGATACTCCTCAAGGAACGCCGGGCAATCCGTGGTGAGGACGATTCCTCCGACAAGGGATTCACGCTCATCAAGAAGAAGGTAATGAAAAACCTCGTCGGCCACTCTCCCGACTACATCGAAGCCCTTCTTATGCGCTTCGTCTTCGAGGTGGGCAAGGGTATGCACAACAAGCCGAAAGGCATTCCCCAATACCGTAAAGCAACATCAATCAGATTCGTATAATGAGAACACTACTTTCCAAGAGGCCCTGGCTGACCGTTCTGCCGTCGGCGCCCGGAACTCCCTTACTGACCAAGCCCAAGATTCAGGACGACTTCATCCGGCAGTATTTCCCGTCGTCCCACAACATCCAGGACCCGATGTTCTATCCAGACATCTGGCGTGAAATCGAGGAGCCCGTACTTGACAAAGACGGCAACGATACCGGCAATACCGTTGTCAACACCTACATCGAGAAGGTTCCCCGCTTCTCTTTCGCTTACCAACAGATTATCACCTTTAAGCACCTCGTACACCTCTGCGGCAACGACATCCAGTTCGACCTGAACACCAATAAGGAAGACGAGAAGATAAAGGCCGACGTCAGCAGCTTCCACGACGGGTGGCACGAGAAGGATATGGAACACGCCTTCTACGAGTTCGCCAAGAGCGTCAAGATCACCGGCGACGCCGCTTTCGCCGCTTACATCGAGAAGGGTAAGTTCGGCTGGGAGGTGTTCTCCTTCCTGAAGGGAGATAAAATCTACCCCCACTATGGCAAGGACGGTAATCTCTCCGTCTTCGCCCGCTCCTACAAGGAGTACACCGAGGACGGCACCGTCATAGACCGTCTGGAAGTCTGGGACAGAACCTACCTCCACCGTCTGCACAAGGTCACTGACCCGAATGCCAACCCCGTCCCGCTCACCTTCGGCACCGGCGCCGGTACTTATCTGCTCGAAGGCTATGCCTACGACGATCCTACCTTGGGCGCCGTGGCTCACGGCTTCCAGAACCGCGTGCCCATTGCTTACCTCCGCTCCGAGGAAGGCCCTTGTTGGTCCGCATCCCAGGACTCCATCGAGGAGTATGAGATTGCCTTCTCCCAGATGGCGCACAACAACAAAGCGTTCGGTGAGCCCATCCTTTACCTCAAGGGCGACAACGTTGAGGCCAACCACGACCTTAACGGCACCATCAAGACCATCGCCATGGGCCCCGACGACAACGCTGGATACCTCGCCGGTCAGTCCGCCTCCGAGTCCTTTATGAAGGAACTCGAAGACCTCCACGACCGCATCTTCGAGCAGTCCTTCGTCGTGACGCCTCCGGAGCTGAAGAGCGGAGACCTCCCCGCCGCCGCACTGAAAATCCTCTACTCCCCGGCAGTGGAGAAAGGCATCAACGACGCGGAGATGTTCACCCCGGCGCTCAACGAGGTCGTCTATCTGTTCGCCTTCGGCTACGGCGTCGAGAAAAAGAAGTCCCTCGACTACGTAAATCTCCCGCTCCGCCCCTGGATCAAGCCCTACGTCCACGTATCCGAGTCCTCCATTATGGCAGACCTCGCCATCGGCGTACAGAATGGATTCATCTCCAAGAAGACCGCTTCCGAGCGTGCGTGGTTCTACGCCGTCTCTACGGAATGGCAGCGCCTCCTCGAGCAAGCGAAGGAAGAGGAGAGGGCAGACCTTCTCGCGGAATTCGAAAAACGGAAGTTTAACACCACCACCGGCCAAGAGTAATGCCCACCGACGAAGAAATACGCCGGGCAAAGGAATACCTTGTCCTCCGACTCAGCGCAGAGAGACTGGCGGTATCATCACTCGATAGCGCCCTTCTCTCCGCCGCGAGGCGGATCGTCGCCATATCCCGCCGGTACAACATCCCGCCAGAGCGCTTCCGCTTCTCCGCAGACCCTCAGCTACAAGCAGAGGTGCGTGACGTTCTGGCGCTCCTCCGAGACGCCCTCTACGACCGCATCGAGACTATCGACACCTTCGATAATGACGAAGACAAGGATCGCCCGTTCGTCGCCCCGGCGCTCACGACCCCGTGGAAGGACAAGACCTTCCGCCAGAGGCTCGCGGAGTACACCTCCCGTTGGGGCTACGAGATAGAGGCCGTCATAGCCGCCGCCGGTCTGGAAGGTATCAAAGACACCAAGGCCATCGAATCCGCCATCCGCGAATATCTCGACCGCCCCTATGACAACCCGTGGGTGAAAGACCACATGGGAGAGGGCGCGGCGGTCCGGCTCGAGAACATCCCACACTACGGCAAGGGTAAGCCCATCGCCTCACAAGCGGCCCTGGCGCTTCTCCTCACAACCGTCGTGGCAAAAGGATGGATGCAGAACTGGGCCAGGCTCAACGCGGGCAAGAAAGGCTACTACGTCTTCCGTGGCTCATCGTTCCCCTGCGAGATATGCGACTACCAGACCAGCTTTCCGCACGACGCATCGGACGCCGACGGGCTTCCGCCCTTCCATCCGAACTGTTGTTGCTACGTTGTTTACACCAATGACCTATGATAGAATTTTCCAAGAAACGCATCGCCCGGGCAAGGGAAGAGAAGGTTGACATCCGGCAGCTCGCCATCGCCGAACTGATGGCGTGGGGATGGTCCGCAATGGACGCTATGCTCGCCATGGGGCTCATCCACGAGGAAGACAACCGGCTCGACGCCCAACACACCGTCGTGAACTACACCGCAGCCGAGGAGTTCGTCAAGGTGTACAAGAAACGCTCCGGGCAGCTCCGCAACGGAGCAGTGTCCGACGACCAGCAGAAGGTACACCCGACGCCCGGCACGTCCGGCGCCCTCCGTGGACGCCCCAAAGCCGACGGCACCAAGCCCGACCGCAAAGAGTGGCAAGGCCCTCTCGAGGAGCCCGTACAAGACGAAGAAATCCTCGCGGCAATGTGGAGCACCATCACCAAACTCAAGCCGGATGATCCCAAGCGCGTCGATCTCCTCGACAAGTACGACAAACTCAAATCCCGCAAGGGCATCGGAGTGGACGACACCACCATCCACTTCTACCTCCCGCGCCCGGAGTGCGACACGTGTCCCTTCCGTGGAGAACACGTTATCACAGAGCCGGACAAGCCCGCCCAGAAGGAAGCCCCGAAGGAAGACCCCAACAAGGGCTACTCCGTCCACGGCAAGAAACTCGGCCGTCCAAAGAAGCAACCTCTGGAGAAAATCGACCTCATTATTGAAGAATAAGTTTAACCAACACATCATAACACATTATGTCACAACTCATCAACTTTATCCCAAAGACCAAGGAAGAGTGCCGCAGACTCCTGAAAGACCTCTCCGAAAGTCGTGAAGGCGCCGCCGTGGCGGACCGCTACGGCAACATCGACGCCCTCAACGCCGAAGAGGTGAAGGCCCTCATCGACCTCATCGAGAACCAGATCGGCGAGAAAGCGCCCAAGGCCCCGAAAGCCGAAGCCCCCGCCCAGAAACCCGCACCCAAAAAGAAAAACGTCAAGAAATGAAAACAGACAGAAAAGGCCGCATCGTCCTCCAGAGAGGCGACTACCGCGTAAACAACTTCATCTTCCACCTGGAGCCCAACCACATCAAGGTAATGGCCATATCCGGCATCGTGTCGTGGCGCGTATCCCTCGACACGTCCGTCGGCATGCTCATCGCCAACGGCATCAAGGAGAAACAGGACCAGTGGCTCGGCATCTATGCCGCGTGCACCTTCTCCCACCTCTGCGTCGTCCCCGACCAGAAGTTCTTCGAAAAGCACTCCGAACTCGTCAACGCCCAGGTCGAGCTCCATCCGGAGTTCTACGGCAAAGCCAAGCCCACCGACGACAAGGAGGCCGACGATAAAATCCTCCAGGAAGAGAAGGAACTTCACGAAGCACTCGAAAAGTCCGGCGAGTAATACCCAGGCGCCACTTCTCCATACATACTCGCCACCCACCCCTCACGTTTTTCCCGTTGTTGTTGTCGTGAGGGGTTTTTCATATCCAGAACACAACATTATCCCAACATTGATCCAAATCCGCCGAAAATCCAAAAATCGGCCTCTGACACCATTTCCCGCCCATTTCACAAATTGTAAAATGCATTTCACTATTTGTAAAATCGATTTCGCAAATCTGTCAAATCGATTTGACTAAAATGCTCAACCAATACCATCTATATAACATCTGTATAAGAAACAATAAAAAGAAATGTAAAAAGAAAAGTTCACGCTTTGCGACTCCTCAACCGATATTGCAAGAAGTTGTAATTTCCAGTCGTAGATTTCACTTCAAAAACCAATCTATTTCCGAACAGCTCTCTCGCGTATGCGCGTATGCGTACACACACTCGCTCTGGCAACCATCATTCCGATAGCGATAGCTATGCGTATCTTCCCTGGCTTTCGATAGAAATGCCCGCAGAGCGCCGATCCGGCACCCCGGTGGCACTCCGCATCATCTCGACACCTCCAATGCGATTCTGGGCCATTTCTGGGGCCCAGGAGGGCAAAATTCAAGACAACCCGTTATCCCCTTTGGGGATACCCCCGAAACCGAAAATCCGAAAAATTCAAAAATGAAAAAATCAAAATTCGTGTGGGAGGTGGGCGATAGTTCCTTTTATACGCGCGGGGGGCCGGGGTGGCTAACTCATTGATTATCAATAAGTTATAAATGTTTATCTTATAGGTATAAGGTAGCCGGGGCATTTGTAACAACTTTGTTACTTTTCCCGTCCGGGGCGCTCCGCAAGGGGCGGAATTCACCCCCTACAAGGGGCAAAATCCCATATTTAGAAACCGTCTAAATATATTTTCTAACTCATTGATTATCAACAACTTACAAGTATAAAATTATTCAAATAAGATGTAAATTTTTTTCTAACTTATTGAATATCAAGCACTTACAAAGACGAAAAAAGTGCAAAAAAAGTTGTAAAAAGTTTGTTTTGTCAATTCTTTTTATTATATTTGTATTGAAATAGTTCTTTGATATACTGAAATTCTGAAAGGGGGATTTTGCGCCCTGGTGCGTATTTATTAAAATTTTTTAATAACTTATAAAACCCCTGAATTATGACTAAATTAGAATTTGTTGTTAACTCCCTTTTTGAAAACAACGCTGCAAGCAAAATCAACGGATTTGCAAAGTACGAAAAAATCGTATCTTTTTACACTGCAAACAAAATCGCTTTGCCTGTTTCCCTTACTTTTGTAGAAACAAAAAGCGCTGCAAGATTGACAAAGGACGAAACTATTTCCATACAAAGGGCGTATATTTCGGAGCTGAAAGCCGGAAACGTAACGCCTGAAACGGAAAGCAATTTCAACGCAATAGGCAAAGAAGACGAAAAAGTTACGTTTTCTAATACGGTTGTTTTTTCGGAGTGCTGCAAGGTTGTCGGATATTCCGCAACGGCTGCAAAACTTGTCGAAAGACTTTCCCCGAAACAATTAGAAGACTACCAGAAGACAACCCGCAACGGAAACGCTCTGTTTTCCGTTTCCGAAATTCCCGCTATTATTGAAATGCTTTCCAAAATAGCGGAAAACGCTAATAAAGAAAGCAAATAAAACCTTTTTCCCCTTTCAGAATTCAGTATTACAATAACCCCGGAAATTTTCAACGTTTCCGGGGTTACTTTGTTTTGTGTGGATTGAAACCCACACAAAGCGCAAAACAAATTGCAGTAAGACCGCCCAGGGCGCGAAGTATGGGACGGCGTGCGTAATTCCTTGACATAGCGAACGAACGGAACGAACGAACGGAACGACCAGGGCAGCAGCTCAGGCCGTGAAATTTTGTGCGCTCCGGGGAACGTCGCAGCTCTGCACCGTAGCATGGACGGGCCGGTGGTGAACGAATCCGAACGCGGGGAACGAGTTTCCCCAGGGCGAACGGCAGAACGTGATGAACGAGCAGAACGGTTGTGTTTGCAGCCAGTTCGATTTCACCACCGAAATAGTGAATGATTGATTGAACGAGTGCGGAACGGCTTGCGAGATTCTGGGTGTAAATCCAGGATCACGTCACAGACATTCAGAAATTCATCTTGACCGATGGACGGACGAGGAAAACAGGAACAGGACAAGTCATAAAAACGCACTGGCGGAGGGTGGAGGAATCTGCCTTCCGTTTCCAATTCAACAACAACCAATCAACAACAACCATGTGCAAAGTAAGTATTATTCACGTTGCTTGCCAGGCGGGCAGCGAGGACGGCCGGAATTTCCCGGTTGAGAACCACGAAGAAATTATGAACATCTTTTCCCGTCAGTTTGAGGACGAGCGTGCTCAGGCAGCTTACTGCTCGAATTTCCTTGCGGAGATGGGGAACCGCATTTCTCCGGTGAACGGCATACCGATGCGTCAGTATGCGTGTGCATAAAGTGATTGTGTAGGTGGATTTGATTATCCGCCTACGCGCCAAATGTTTAACCAATCAAAATAGCTATTATGAAAAAGATTATTTGCAGAGTTATCGAACGACTGTTCCCCGAACAAGTTGCAAAGATTCGTGAAACGAACCGTGCCAGACGGGCTGCGATTCAGGTACTGCTCAACGTGAGCGGTGGTCTGCGTCGATCCGGATGCACGACCAGCGAAACGAACCGTGCACTGCGCAGTGCATTGAGCGCCTACGAACTGGGCGATTACGAGCATGTTCACGAACGTGCGGAACGTGCGGCGATAGCGAACGGTTGACGAACGAACCGTATCCTGGATGCATCATCCTGACCGGTGTTGCATCCGCGAATTTTCACATTCACAATTATCAATCAACCAATCAAAATCACAAGTATTATGAAAAAAATGACTGTTACCGAACTGAACGCCCTCACCGACTACGTAGTGGAAAGCGTACTTGCATCCAAGCGCGACGAGGTTAAGAAATCCGTTTCCACGATCTCGGAGAACGAGTTGAACGAACTGCTCGCAAGGGCGGAAGAACTGGTCAAGGCCAAGAACGATGCGTACAACGCGCTGGAGGAGGCGAAGAAACGGCTCGATGAGTTTGAGAAAGGTCTTTTCGACAAGAATTTCCAGGGCCGTTACGTGTACGTGGATGGCTACTATTCCTCCACCACGAAGATTCAGGAGTACAACGACGACACGCTGTTCAAGGGCACTAAATTCGAGCCGTGGATTCTCCGCAAGGACGTGGAGCGCAAGTTGGTCCTGAAGAACCTCGGTTCGGAGGTGGACGTGGAGAGTTTCATCAAGGAACTGGTCGCGTCCTACTAACCGATTTTTGGGTGCAGAATCCTGGCCGATTCTGCATTCACCATTTCAACCAATCACAAACGAACCATGGAAAAGACCTACGAATGTTGTCCGCACTGCGGTGCGGAGGTAGAGCTGGATGCAGAATTGAAGGTACAGAAATGCCCGAACTGCGGAAAGCACATAGTAACGTGCAGTATGTGTATGAACGGCGAACTGGGCCGTCCGTGCACGTATGACTGCTGCCTTGAAATCCTGGCTCATCACCTCAACGGTGAATGAACGGTTGCGGAGCGAGTGATATTGCTCCGCAGCGCAAATCAACCAATCAACGAACTATTATGAGAACACGTAAATTCAAGACCTTGCGTGGATGGTTGAATTTTCTCAACCAACGCAGACCACGAACGAGCGCAAAGGGCAATCCGGAAATTTTCGAACCTCTGGACGAGTTTTTTAAGGAGGAACGGCATTTTGCCTATTTCTCCAACGTCTTCAAGGCGAACGAAAAATGGCACAGTGAAAATGTGATCCTCCCCTGGGAGGAGAAATATCCCGTCGCCCTTGCAATCGTGAACTACCACTGGAAATCACGCACGAAATCAGACCGTGAACGAATCGCAACGAACCTTGCGAAAGGCTACGGAGATTTGAGTTTTCTCCAGTGCTTTGCGGTGTCAATGGAGCGCGTGAACGGCAAGTGGCAGTATGTATTCTGCTCAAACGGCCTGAGCGGTCCGAGCTACGATTACTGCAAGCGAGAATACGTGCGCAGTATCTGAACGGTTGGCGGTTCCCGAAACGAACCGTCGGCCACCAATTCAATCTTCAAAATTCACAATTATGAGCAAAAGTATCTATTGCGTCAAACACGAGTGGTTTGACGAGAGCGGAAACAAACTGGAATCCAAGTGCGTGACGCACGCCTGGTTTTCCGCATACTCACGCGCGGTGGACGAATTTGAATCACGTCTGACGAACCTCTACGACAAGGTTTATCCGAATCGACGAGTTGAACGGATTTCTCCAGCCACCGGATTTTCACCCGTGGACGGAACCTACGAACTATCCGCCGCAAAAGTGTATGCGAAACCGGAGGAGCAGAGCTGCATTCGCGTGGCACTTTGTGCCGTGGACTTGCAGTGAACCATTTGCCTGGGCGTCCTTGGCCGGACAAACGGGCACCAACCAATCAATAAAACACACTATTATGAACGACATCGCAAAAATGAGGAAGGAATTTGACGAGAAAATTCGCCTCGCAGAACTGGAGAATCAGTACAACGAACAGTTGGAAAAGGTCGGCCTTTCGATGAGTATTTTTACCACCGACAAGACCGGTCGTAATCTTGCGAGCATACACAAGACGACCGACGACCGCTACCGCAATCCGTTTGACGGGCACGATGCGCAGAATCTTCTGCGGATTTTACCTATGACGGAGAGCAAGAGCGTGTACGTGGGCGACCACAAGTATGAACCGCTACCGTGCGAGATGGAAACATACCGCGCACCGAAATCTGCGAGAACGAACCTCTGCGTCAAGTACATCCACGACAACCTGGAGATATGGTTCGAGCTGCCCATCAACGAGCAGAACAACGAACTGATGCAGTATTTCCAGCGCACACAGCGTGAACTGGATAACAGCGAGATAGGGTTGTACTACGGATGTGTTTCTCCCAGGGAGAAATCGCGCTTGCAGATGCTCCCTTTCCTCACGTTCAACTGTGGACGGATCGTCCGTTTTCAGGGTGGCCATCACAAGCAGATTTCCGAGGGCCACATCTCTTGCATCATAGCAAGCATCGAGAACGACGATTTCTCCTGGGAGCGCGTGAGTGAGTAACGAACCGTTGCGTGGAGGGTGAATCTTCCACGCAGCACCAACCAACCAATCGAATCATAACAATGTATTACAACGTAAGCGTATTGTTCTGCGAGTACGAGAATGGCATTTACCAACATCTGCCGTTTGCGTCGCCCGTGGTACGAACCGAGGAAGAGGCACAGAAACTCTTCGACTACGAACTGAAAGCCTACACAAACAACTGGCGCGGTAACGAGCTGTTGTATGACAAGCCGGTTGACCGGACGCAGTTTCACAACGTCCGCCAGGCGCTCGTGAAATGCAACGAGGCTGCGTATGTGCACGGCTACTATCTGCTTGAACTCAACGAGTGGAGTATCAATCCGCACGAATGAGTGCTATTTCTCCCGGCTCCTGAACGAACCGGGAGGAACCGAACCAATCAAATCAAGTAACTATGACACACAACTACAACATTTGGCTTTGGCCGGGCGCTGGTTACTGCCTGGACGGGCCGTGGGAAATCAAGGATGCAAGTTGCGAGGAGCACGCAATCGAACTACTCGTGACCGACTTGATCGCAAAGGAGAGCTGGTGCTATTTGCTCAAAGAAGATGAGTATGAAAAGACGTGCCGTGAACTCGGTTACAATCCCGATGAACACGATGGCGACGATTTGGAGGGATGGTTGTACGTGGATGCAACAATGGAAGGTGCGCCCTATCCGGTGTATCTGCGGATCGAGAATATGCGCATCGATGAAATCAAGTGATTTGCTCCGGCGGATTTGAGCGTCCGCCAGGGCGCCAACAACCAATCTACACAATCACTATGCTTAAAGACAGAGTAAAAGAACTAATCGACCGCTACGAAGAGGGCGAAGAATGCCTCACTCCGAGCGACGTCCAAGAGGAACTTGAAAATATCCTCACAGACGAACCGTATGACAGTGTGAACCTCAAACTCGAGATGGATTTGCAAGACGCACTACACGACTACATCATCGCTCAGCACGACGCGGAGCGTGGTGGTGGCCGCATCCCGGACGGTGGCGACGAATTTATCGAAGCCGTGGAGCGAATCATCGGCTACAATGACTAACCGTTCCTTGCGGGAGTGAAATTCCGCAAGGGAGCCAACCAATCAAATATCTATCACTATGCGAACCATTACATTTAACGTGTACCAACTGGACGAGTTGTCCGAGGGTGCAAGGAAGAACGCCATTGATAACGTGCGCTCCAAGGTAGGCGATATGCTCTGCGATTTCGACGCGGACGATTACCGCTCCACTCTGGAGGAGATCGAGAAAATCTTCGGCATCAAAGTGTACGACTGGAGCGTCGGTTATCCCGGCACCTATTCTCGCTGGCGTTTCACCGACGAACGGTGGAGCGAGATGAGCGATGATCCGAAATTCCTCGTGCGCTACTGGAACGCCGTGGAGCGGTATTGCAGAAAGGGACGTTACTATTCCGGACATTGGAGGAACGTTCCGAAAAGCAAGGAGCATCCGGCTGGATTGTCTTGCCTCACGCGGTACAGCAAGGTTATGTGGGAGCGTAACTATGCTCTCACCGGAACCTGGACTTCAAGCGTCGTGGATGATTACACCGGAAAGAAAATCTGGGAGTATGTGCGCAAACGCAGAACGATTGAGGATTTCGTGGACGATATGCTCTATGATTTCTTCAAGCAGTGGGAGCGCGACCAGGATGCGAACTACGAGGATGAGGCCATAGAAGACACTATCCTCGGGAATGACTACGAATTCACCGAAAACGGTGTTCGTTACGTCGCATAACATCTGCCATGGCGGCATTGAACCGCCGCCGTGGCGCCACACCAATCAAATTCAAGCACTATGAACACACAAACACGCAACGAGATTGCATCTTGGCTCTTCGATAGAGTGGGCCAAGGCAAGCGCGAAGAAGTCGGCTCTATGGATTTCGACACCTTCAACGACGGACAAGAAGAGTTCCGTGTAACCATTATGAAAGATGAGGACGACAAGTACCAGGTCTGGATGATGGACTATGCGATTCCCGATTTCACAATCGAGCAGAACACCACGGAGGAACTGATACAGACCGCCATTGATTTGTGGTACGAAACGCTTTGAGCCATGGAAGAAGAAAACCCTATCTGGAAACTGATCGAGCGCATCGAGAATGCGTTTTCGAAGGATGATTTGAAATCGGCACCACGCGAGGTGCTGGAGCAAGTCATTGCTGACACTTACGACGGACTGTGCGCCATCGCTGATTCCCAGGTTGACCCGTGGGAAAGGGATGATGTTGCGCTCGCAGAAATCCGCAACCGAATCTTGTCTGTGCGCTCTTGACCGAGCGCATAGGCGCCAATCCAAAATTATTCATTATCTTTGCAGACAGCAACACGCAGGGATGCGTGACATAATAAAAGGGAGACTGTCGTGAGACAGCCGTGAGTTATTAAAAAATTTTCTGGCCAGTCATTCGGGAACGAGTGGCTGGCTTCCATTTTACAACCAATCAAATCACATACTTATGGACGAAAAAATCATTTTGAGGCCCGCGCAGTATTATCTCTGCGACCGGGAGAAAGAAATCGAGCCCGGCAAGAAGTATCTCTGCGAGACCGGCTCGTCTTACGAAATGAACCTCACCCTGACGTGTGAGCAAATCCAGCAAGGCTATCACTCCGGCTCTTGTGATGCCGACGTGGAGGCCCTTATGGAAGCGCCCGAGGTCAAGGCTCAGCTTGACGCCATTCCCGACGACACACTCAACAAGTGGTGGGAGAACGATATGTTCGTGGACGACACTCCGGAAGAGCACCAGAACGCCACTCGCAAGCAGCGCCTTGCGTGGCTCGTGTTTGACTGCTGCGCCAACGCAATCGATGGCTACTGCTATGAGATGAAGTGATATGGCAAAGCGTAGAACACTCCGAGAGAGGGTTGCCGAACTCAATGAGATTCTTGGCGACCACCCGAAGTTTCATTTCGGCATCATCCAGAACTACACGGAGCACCGCTATCCGTATGCTCTTGTGTGGAACTGTTGCGGTGCGGTGGAACGTAGTCTTTCCTTCCGCGAGATGAAACAAATGGCCATCCAACTGCACGCAGAAATCGCGCAGTAACTCTTTACTCTCTGCCCATTGAACCGGACAGAGGGTGCCACAAACCAATCAAATCTTTACTATCATGAAAATCGTATCATTAAACCACGAAAGCAACGACGTAGAGTTTTTCTACCTCACAGACGAGTATGCCAAATGGTGCATCGACCACGCAATCGGCGACGAAGAGTACGAAGAGCCTGAGTGCTTCAACAACTTTATGACCGATTTCTTCCGTGATCTCGGATATGACAATCCGGAGTTTAAGTCCTTTATGCGAATCGACGATGATGATACTCCGGTGAATATCCTGGAGGCTTATCCCGATGAGCATATCATCGAAACCATCTAATCCGGCGTGCTATGAAAGCAAGACTTTATCGTGCGACTGGCGAGGCCAGAAACTACGTCGATGGCTACACGCTCTATTTCCCGTACCCGAAATGGTATCGGGAAGAGCTGCCTTACTATTCTATCGGGTGCTTCCTCGGATGCTCCCCGGCAAGGGACGGAACGATGATCCGTTGCAACTGGGACGAGATGGACGAGAAGTACACTTTCAAGGGCCTTGGCCGAAAGGTAAAAATTGAGTCTATGCCCGAACCTTTCCAGAAAGAGGTTGCAAGGATGCAAGCACTCTGGGACGAGGCGTGCAAGACACGCAATTTCGACCGGTGGAATAAGGAGGCGTAAAGAAAAACCCCAGACGTGTCTGGGGTTCCCCGCCGGACGGATTCCGGCATCTTTAAGCACTTTTCAAGTATGCGCTTCAAATTCATCTTGAAAATCGGGCGGATAAAGGTAGTAATTTCTAACTACTAATCCAAATCCGAGCGCGGAGGGACACGCCTCCGCGTGTGCTTTCTGTATGGGAAAGCGGACTTGACCGTCCGCCTTCCCTCCAATCAACCAATCAATTACAGCTATGTACACCAGTGAAATTCAAAAGAGGCTTATGAACCTCATCGACAAGCACCAGACAACCTACAACCGTGCTTATGGTCTTGCTCTATACAACGGAGCCAACCCGAAAGAAATGACCGATTCGTACCACCTTGCTCTCTGGTTCGAGGGTGCGGATGCGGGCGTCAAGAATGACTTCTTGTCAATCTTTGACAACTCATTCTCCGACACCGGCCTTCGCATCTGCGACGTGTGCGGAAAGTTCATCACCGAGGGCTATCTGCTCCACGGCCTTGACGACTACGCTTGCTCCAGGGAATGTGCAATCAAAATCTTCCAGTGGAACGGACTGGATGCTTCTCTCTCGCCTGAAGAGGCAGAGAAGAGACTTGACCGCGCTCTGGAGGAGGACGAAGACGACAACTTCTGGACGGAGTGGTATCAGGAATTGTAGGGGCGAAACCCTACTTTTCCACCAAACTTATGTTCAACCTTTTAATTCACAACATTATGGAACCAAAAATTATTTTCAAGGATGGTCGTGAGGGCGAAATGACACTCGACGCTATCAAGGGCATCGCTATCCCGAGGATTGACGGTGAAACAATCTTGGTTTACCCGAAGTACAAGGACTGCATCCTACTCGACGAGAACCGCATCCGCGATTGGAAAGAACCCGAGCACGATGAAATCGACGCTCTGTTCGTGGACGCGGACCGCAGTAAGGAGGTAACCGACGATCTGCTCGCGCTGGATAGCCCGGCGGCAAAGCATGTCCGCAGTGTCGGAGAGCAGTTCAACATCCCGAGTCTGCTCACCGTCGGAGCAATCTGGAAATACCGTAAGGACATCAATGCCCTTGCAAAGAATATCTCCGGCGCAGACCTTCTCCGCGAACGTCCGTACCTCTGGTCTTGCTGCCGTGGCGGCGCCTACTACGCTTGGATTGCCCTCGGCTACAACGGGTTCTTCAGCGGCATCAATATGTATTACAGCGTTACCGTTGTGCCCGTGTCGCATCTTAACCTGAGCGAAAGCGAGGCTTAATCCTTATTCCTTGGGCGAGGGCGCTCCGTCGCCCCGCCCTTTGCTCTGGATAGTCGCCCCCGACCGGGCGGCTGTCTGCTAACAATCAAAAACACAATCACTATGGCTATCAAAGTAACAAAACGGCACACCGGCGAACGCGGGTGCACGTATTCAATATCTGGTTTGACCTTCGACCAGGTATTCCGCATCAAGAATGCAATGTATGCAGAGGCGGAAAAGATGAAGGCGATTGCAGAGGGCGAGATGCAAGACTATGCACGCTTGCAAGAGGAGTTTAAGCAGTACGCGAAGGATGCCCTCTCCGTGGCCGAGGCGGTTAATCTTGGCATTTGATTGGTTGTAGGGGCGGGGAACCGCCCCTTTGGCCGCTAATTAACCCAATCAAAACACATTCATTATGGCAACACAAAAATTTCGCATCACCTTGGAGCATCCCTATGGCCCCTGGGACACCTATGTGGTAGAAGCTAAAGACCTCAAATCCGCAAGGAAGAAGGCAAAGGACATCTACGTGAAGAACTACTTCACAAGGAGGGAAATCAAGACATATAACGAGCCCTTATAGCCTATGAAAGTCACGGTTTACAGAAGCGTCGATTCCAAGCCCGGCGCATTCATTTCCTACTCGATCACCGGCAGGAAAGACCCTATCGTGGAGTTCTACATCCTTGACCATGGTTTCCTTGTTCTGGGGGCAACCTACACCGGCGGATATATGAGACGATTCTACAAGACGGAGGCCGGAGCAAAGCGCTGGATGAAGTCTTACGTCACAGAGTTCTGCCGAACCTACTGGCCGCATCATGAGATAGAAATCGTGCCGGTCTTCTGATGCTCGCCTTACCCGTATTGAACCACGGGTGAGGTGCCAATTTAATTCAATCAAAATCACTGTTATGGCAAAGGAATACGAACTCTATTTGCGCTCGTGGTCCCACCTCAACCCAAATGCGAAGGAGGACGAGGACTACGAAACTGTTGACTTCGAGCCGTGCGTCAACTATCGTGACGCGGTGAAACGGGCGAAGGAACTCTCTAAAAGCATTCCGTTCAAGAACCACTACGGACAAGAGATAGTCCAGGTGCAGATTGCCGCCTACATTGCGGATGAGGAGGAAAAGTACGGAACGACCTATTATCTTCTCTGGAAGGAAACCTACGAAAACGGCAAGGGCCTTGGGAGATACAACAGCGAAATCTAACATTCAACGACTATGTATCACTACACAGTAGAAGTGTCCGCTGAAGGACATGAGAACACAAACTTCAACTCCTATGAAGTCGCCTTGGAATACTACAACAAATTAAAGCAGCAAGGCATGAATCCCGTACTACGTGACAATCTCACCAACACCGTAATCAAGTAGGCTATGGAACGCGAAATCAGTATTCAAATCCACGACTACGACCGTGCTGGCCGGTACGTGATTACCGAGGATCGCAAGGCGACCTTGGATGAGGTACACGAACTGAAAGAAACGGCACGTAAGTCCGTCAAGGCGGACTGGTGGAGGCTCCCCAGGGAGGCTACGCACATCGTGTACTATGCCGAGATGTTGGATAAGGACGGAGAGGTATGGTTCGCCGGTATCTATATGCACGGCGAGGCGTACGATGAGGCGGAGTTTGACCGTATCTTCCACCAAACGAACATCGGCTATGTCGGTGCAATTCACAAACGTGTTTAACCTTATGCCCGGCGGCTCCTGATCGAACCTCCGGGTGCTATTCACCAATTAAAAATTACTCATTATGAAAATCTATGTCGGACGTTGGGACTTGCTTCCCGACAATCTGGAGGGTTATAATGGCCTTCGTCAAATGAACCGTATGGACGTGGCAGTAGAACTGTCGCACGAAATCGAACGTTATGCCGAAACGCACGACGTTGAGGACAATAGGATGGGTGTCTATACGCCCGAGGAATTCGAAGATGAGTTCAACCAGACCCTCGAGAAACACTTTACGTCCGAAGACTATTGGATTCGCATTTTTGCGTACTAATCACTATCTTTGCACTATGATGCCAAAGTGGTACTACATCTTATGGAACCGCCTCGCTTGGATAAGCGTGGCCGTGCTCGTGCTATTCCTTCTGGTAGCTTGCATCCTCGCGTTCATCTTCCATATCTACGTGTCCGGGGGCCTCTATTGGTGGGTATGCGCCGGATGTCTCGCGGTATTCGTAATGGGCCTCACCATCTGGTCTGACGGCGTTGCGCAGTATGGAAGGAAGAACGCAAAAGATGCGGAGGAAAAAGAAAAAGAGAAGGAGTAATCTTCCTATCAACGAATTATGGGCGGGCGAGGGTGATTCCTTGCCCGCTCGCCATTATTAACAATCAAAATCACAATGCTATGACACCACTTTACGACGCGATCGAATGCGTCACACCCAAAAGCAGACCGAGCCTTATCAAGTACCTGAAGGCCAGTAAAATCAACTCGTGGAATGACATAGACACTGCGCACCTCAAACGGTTCGCCAAGATAGTCAGGTCTTCCATGGCACCATCATCAGCACACACCACCTTCGCCGTGTTCAAAGGATTCCTATCAAAGTTCGACGATGAAATCGATCTCCCGAAAGGGTGGCGTAAAATTCTCGTCCAGAAGAACGAAGACACAATGAAGACTTATCTCACCGCAGAGGAGGTCGAGAAGTTTGGCGAGGTCTGGGTAGATGATGCCCGCCAACAAACCGTCCGGGACGGGTTCTATGTTTCGTGCAAGACCGGACTCAGGCATTCCGATCTGGTGAAGCTGACGCCCTCCAACTTCGAGAAGAGGGAAGACGGCTCCTACCTCCTTAACTACGTCTCCAAGAAGACGAAAATCCACGCCACCATCCCTTGCTCCGCAAAGACGAAGGAGAAAGTGGATTGGCTACACAAGAACGGCAAGCAAGTGTCGCTCTCGTACTACAACTATATGGTACGAACCATCGCGGAGTGGGCTGGCATCAACGAAGAAGTCTCCGTGTACAAGGCGGGACAAGAACTCACCGGCCCCAAGTATCAGTTCATTTCCTCACACTCTGCCAGAGTCTCGTTCAGCACGATCCTCGCCGATTTCGATACCGACCTCGTAGATATTATGCGCATGGCCGGTCACAAGGACCCGGCAATGACGGCACGATATATCGTCCGGCACGGGGTGAGGGTTAACAAGAAGGTACAGAAATTCCTTATGTAACACTTAATATCAATCAGCTATGTTCATCATTAAGAAAAACACCAAGGCCGGTCTCCAGTTCACCGGCATCGAATGCGAAATCCTCGACGAAGCCAAGGCCGAATGTTCTGTGCAGACTGCGGGGAAGACACCAACCACCGACGAGGCGGATAACTACTTCCGTCTGGAGGTGTACGAGGTTGCCGAGAATGGCGACCAGAACCAGGTGTATGTCACGGACTTCTTCGAGGAGTAGTCCGCATTGGTCACGGGAGCCTGACCGTTCCCGTGGTCGCTATCGCAGTTCATAGTGAACGGTGATTTTTGATTGGACGCCCCGGGGTATTGCGCCTCCGGGGTTTTTGTTGTATATTTGTGTCTCGGTAGGGTCACACCCAAAATCGGTTAAATCGATGCGATTTAGATTTGGTTAAAAATCCTTAAAATGGGGGCAAAAATCGTTATGATTTCGCCTTGAAAACGAACCGAAATAGAGGGTGTAACTGATTGATAACCACCGAGAATACCCATAAAACCGGGCTACATCCTGTAGGAGTCACCACAAACCCCGCCAGAGATGCTTCTGACGGGGTTTTTCGTATCATCGATTTAGAATCCGTATTACTTTTTGAAAAGAGGGTTGTTTTTGAGCGCCTGGGCGTTCTCCTCTTTCGTCAGCTTTACATAGGTCGCAAATGACCTCTCGTTCTTGTGCCCGGTGATGAGCATTATCTGTCTCTCCGGCACGCCCTGCAAGACAAGCGTAGTCGCCAGAGATCGACGGCAGCAGTGGGACGAGATGAGCATATACTTCGGCTTCGTGGTCTTGACTTGCTTGCCACCCTTGACGATGGTGGTCGTGACGGGCTGATTGATGCCCGCCTTACAACAAACCATCTTTATCTCCCGATTCAGCTCCTCTTGGGACATCCGGGGTGCCCTTCCGCCGTTACGTTTGAGCATCTTCACCACCCTGGGAGAACAGGGTATAAGGGACTCCACGCCGGTCTTCCGCGAGGTGAGATGGATGATGCCGTCACGGATCATACTCTGCTCCAGATGCGAGTAGTCGGAGAACCGCGCCCCACAGTAGAAGCCGATGAGGAAAAGGTCGCGCACTTCCTGGTCGTGCTTGTTGGGCAGCTTGAGGGCCCACAGACGCTCTATCTCGTCTTCGGTGAGGTACACGCTGTCCGAGGGCATAAAATGCTTCTTGACGGCAAGGAACGCCGTGTTATGGTGCAATCCTTTGGCGAGCGCTTCGTTGAGACAGGACTTGAGTTTGGTTATCATCGAGGACTTGTAGTTCTCGGAGTAGTTGCGGTCATTGAAACCGTCTATGAGCCGACGGAACCAGTCTTCGGTGAGGTCGTCCCAGTTGTCGCCCTTTCCCATTATCTCCGCCACGATGTTCTGGGTGCTGACGTGTTGGCGTTTTGCGGGCCTCTCACGCGATGCGTACTCGTCATAGAACTCCCAGAACGTCTTGGGTGCTTCGGGCGTCTCTACGGGCAATTCTGCTCGCCCTGCGGCGATTCCGGAGAGAACTTTGCGGATATGCTCTTCGGTGGAATAGTCGTCGAGATGGGTTTGGAGGTAGAGGTCAATCTTCCGCATCTTCTCGGCTACCTTTGTATCGGTGCAATACTGCGGGCCCTTCTTCGGCACCTTCCACTGCTTTGTGGGAACTGTGATGCCGATGGCCTTGTTGTATATCTTGCCCTTATGATGGATGGCAATCCTTATCGGGCTCTTCTCCTTGCTCGGAGTGCAGAGGTTCCAGTTTATTTTCATAACTTCTCCTCAATTATCCTCTGCAAAGTCCTTATCAGGGCATCCTTCTCCGCCACAATCTTTTCGAACCTCTGCTTGACCAACGATGCGGATAAATCACCCGGGTAGCCTTCGCCGGTCCGGAGCCAGACGGGGTTCACCTCCGGCCACGCCTTGATGATGGCATCGAAGAGGCCGGACAGCTTGAGCTGGCCATGGACTATCTTCGAGAGTCTTGTCTTGTCTATGCCTACCGAGCGGGCGAAGTCGATGGCTGAGCCGCCAGTGCAGTTGTCGATGAGGTATTGTGCCCTCTGGGCTTCGGTCATTATCTCGTCCATATCTATTTTGCTTTGTTTAGAAGGTCAACAAGTTCTGCCCAGTTCCCGATGTTCACGGTCTGGATGTGACCGATGGAAACCGAGGGGGTGGTCCTGGGTTGTGATAATTCTCCGGCTACCATATTGCCGGTTCCACGGAAGAGCCAGTCCATTGAAAGTTCCGGGAAGGTTGTGAGAATTTTCATAAGGTAGGAAGCCGTCGGTCCTTGCTTCAGGGCACGGATGTTGGTGTGCGTGAGACCGCACTTCTGCTCAAAGGCATTTTGAGTGAGGCCCTTGGCCTCCATGAACTCAAAGAGTCTGTTTACAAAGTCGTCCATAAACTTTTTGTTAAAATTTTCTCAAAAAAGTTTGGACTTGTGAAAATTATCACTACCTTTGCATCGAACAACGGGTAAGTAACAAAGGTGTGAATTGACACAAGCCTACCCAAAAAGGGCAATAGAAAGGGTTCCCAGCCATTTCTGCCCATAAAGGTAGGCTTTTTATCTGAAAGTTACAAGAATAAGTAACAAAAGTTGCTCGCTCGTTGTTAAGACCTACGGAACCCCGAGGGGTGGAAGACACCAGGGGGACTTGAAAGGTTGAATCCAGGGGTCCGCGAAAGTGGACATAGCCGGTGGGGGTGGCGTCCTCCAAAACCGCGAGAGGTCGGAGCGTAACTCTGATGAGCGGAACCGCCCGTAAGTAACCGCACTGGAGATTGAGGCGAGAGATGGTCGGCAGCGACGTAATGCCAGACCTGTCTTTGGAAAATGGGCAATAGCGGCGAACCGGAATGGCCTTAAAATCGGGGCGCATTATGCGTCAAGGTCTAAACCCCTCAAAGTATTGATAGGGGCCATACGTGAAACATAAGACAACAATATATGATAGATTACACACTTGTAGATGCGGGACGTTGGACTGATTTCTTGAAAAGTCTCGCACCAGGCGTCTCGACGGTGAAGTTTCCTACCCTCGGGGCAATCAAGTCCTGCAAGGCGGTTGCCTACGATATGAACTCCGACAAGAGCGGGCGCACCTATACATTTAAGGTAAAGAAGGAGTCTTGCTCTGCTGAAATCACTGTAACAGAACAATGAAAGAACTTTCCGAAGTCATAACCGCCCTCCAGAGGCTCGATACGGCCATGAACGACGAGACGCGGGTAATGACTTGCGGAGAGGCCGCTTTCGTCCTTGGCAAGACGCCCCAGACAGTCTCCCGGTACATCGTCGAGGGTAAGCTGCACAAAGCCGTAGGAAACGGCGTTACGGGCGTCTGGGCGAAGGAAGTGTACCGACTGCTTTAATCACCCATTAAATACTTTTCAACTATGGTTAAAATTATCATTGAACTCGATGAGAATTACATCGAACAGAGGTCAAATCCTGACAATCTTGACAAGTTGGAGGGGGGGGCAATCCGTTAAGGGCATTTGCTGACATCCTTTCCTTCGGCATGATCAACAGTGAAGTCAAAGGCGGCAAGACGGAGTTTCCCGTCAACCGTGAGTCGCTTGACGACAACGGTAAGCAACTCTTCGATAACACCGTTACGCACTTCTGTGCGCTCGCGGGCATTATGAAGAAGAAGGAAGAGAAGAAGGAAGAGTAGTAATACATGGAAATCAACGGCAAGGCTTGGCTACTCTTTGAGCAATCGGGAGTTTTCAAGCAAGAGTTTATCAAGTTAGGTATTCCGGCCATCGATGTGGATATTCAAGACAACTTTGGCCAGACTGACTACCAGATAGACTTGTTTGCCGAAATCGAGTCCGCGTATAGGGGGGGGGTAAGCCTGTTCGACCAGATTACCAAAGATGATGTGGTCTTGGCTTTCTTCCCCTGCATCTACTTCGAGGCTATGCAGATGATGGAGTACACCTTCGAGCATCTGAACCAACGTGGCCTCACCACCAAGCAGAAGTTTGACCGAGTTGTGGAGCGAATCGAGAACAGAGAGAGGTTCTTGATTTTGCTCTACAAACTGGTCGAAATCGCTCAGGTCCGTGGCCTCCGGCTCATCATCGAGAATCCGGCCACGCAACCGCACTACCTTCTGCTCACCCAGGTCTTCCTCCGGCCGACAATCATTGATAAGGATCGCACACGAAGAGGAGACTACTTCAAGAAACCTACCGCTTACTGGTTCATCAACTGCGAACCGACACAAGGCGAGACGCTGCAAGACCCGGAGAAACGCAAGACCATCCTCTCCAGTAAGGCCGGTGCCAAGGCGGGCATCTGCTCCGAGGAGCGGTCGATGATGTCACCAGACTATGCCCGCAATTTCATTGCAGATTTTATCCTCGGGCGCAAGCAAGAGGTTGGGCAACTACAACTATTCTAATGCAAGGAAGAAGACTGACAGAAGAGCAGATTAACGAGGTGAAGCGCCTCTTCCCAGACCATACCAAGCGGGAAATCCACGAAATCACGGGCATCTGCGTCTCGTGCATCGACCGCATCCAAGCAGGGTTCCATCTCCGCAAGTCGCCGGAGCACCTTCACAATATGGGCGTAAGGGCGGGCAAGGCATCCAACATCGCTCGTGGTGGCGATTCCTCCGCTTGCTACACGCCGGAGGCTATCGCCAAGCGCATCAAGACCTACAAGCAGACCTATAAGACCGAAGATATGCGAGCCCGGTGGGGACTACCGCAGCTCACGAAGATTCGGCTCAAGCACGGCTGCAAGCACCAACAAGACCAGTCCTCCTATCTGCGGAGGAACGGGTATATCATAGACGAGGCCGAGAAGGTCGCCTACTACACTGACACCACGCGGCGCTCGACTCGTCTGGAGAGACTGAAACGGGGCGAGAAACGGGGCCCCGCCATTTGCTACTACGAATTCAAACCGATATGAAAATCCTGAAAACAATCCTCGGCTACATCCTCGGCCTTATCACTATGATGGCGATAATGTTCGCTTGTGCCGAAAATGAGGATGGCTCGTGCAATCTCTGGTGGTCGCTCGGATGTATTGCCGTCGCGGTCGTCTGCGGATGGCTCTGGAATAAATACTTCAACGAGGATGCCCATCTCATTCATGTCCCGGACGAAGTTTACTCCGCACTAAACCGCCAGATTGCAGATGAGGCATTGGAACTCTCCGGAGGGTGCAAGAGCGTTATGGTGGAGGAGTATTTTGGAAGGGATTACAGCATTCTTCTCAAACTCGATCTCTGCGCCAGTTCGTCACGGATGAAGTTTACCGATGATGCCTGGGGTGCGACGAGAATCTGCACCGAGGTTAACTGGGAGTGCAGCGTGGAGGTCGTGGGCGTCAACATCTACAACGAGAGTGGCGACCACCTCGCTTCCGACTTTGACAAGGATCGGATCGAGACGAGTTATGAGAATTCTCATTGGGAATAACAACATTAAATCATCTATATTATGGCAATTTATGACAAACTTCTTCGTCTTCAAAAGGCTGTTGTGGGCCTCACGAAAGACAAGAAGGGCAACAGCTACGAATATGTGTCCGGCGACAAGGTGCTCGGCATCGTCCGTCCCACGATGGACGAACTTGGTCTGATCCTCATTTCAGAAGTCACCGACACGAGTTTCCAGAGGATAGACTACAACACCAAGACAGGCCCCAAGTCGGAGATGTTCTGCGCTATCAAGATGCGGTTTACCTGGGTGGATGCCGAAACCGGCGAGAAGGTCGCTTGCGACTGGGCCTCCTCCGGCATGAACAACTGGGACAAGGGCTATGGCTCGGCCGTTACTTACGGTGAGCGCTACTTTCTCCTCAAATTCTTCCATATCGCCACCGACAAGGACGATATTGACGCACCCAAGACTGCCGAGCAAGAATTTTCGCTCCAGAGTGCTATCGCCTATATCAATGGGCTCAACACCACCGAGGAGATGCAGAATGCTTGGAACTACTACTCACAGTGGTACGGCAAGGACAAAGAGTTTATCAAGGCGTACAACAAAAAAATGCAGCAGATAAATGGAACTAAATAGAAACACCAGAGTCTTCTTTGAGCCCACCTCGCATAGCTATCTTCTGGACGGAGATACCCTTCTGATGGGCGTTACCGAGCTGATGAAGAAGCACAATCTCTCGGCAGACTACTCCGCTATCCCCGAGGCCGTCTTGAAGAAGGCCGCAGAGGAGGGAACGGCAATCCATCTGGAGATTGAGAAATACGACGACGGCGAGGCGGTTTTCGCCTCCGAACTCATAGACGAGTACAAGAAGATTTGCGCCGCAAACGGCTTGAAGTCCGTTGCAAGCGAATATCTCATCTCGGACTATGAAGTTATCGCATCTGCGATAGATAAGGTCTATGAGGGCCCCAGAAAGGGTGCGGTACTCGTTGACATCAAGTCCACCCTCGAACTCCACCGCCGCCCGTTGGAATGGCAGCTTGGTATCTACAAGGTATATTTCGAGCGCCTGAATCCTGGCGTGCCAGTTGAAGGGTGCTACTGCCTCTGGATCGACAAGAAAAAGCGCACGATAAAGGGCTTCGTTCCGATAGAACCCGTGAGCGAGGCTGAGGTCGTGGCGCTGATAGAAGCCGAGAAGAGGGGCGAAATCTACATCGACGAGAACGCCAAGCCGGATGCGAGTCTGGTCTTGAAGTCCAACGAACTCGCCTCTTATGTCGGCGGCTACAACAAGGTCGCCGAACTGAAAGCGCGGATAAAGCAGATCGAGGACGCCATGAAAGATGCGGACGCAAAACTTCTCGCATATATGGAGAAAAACAACCTCGATGAGATGGCTGCTCCCGGCGGTGTTATCAAGCGCAAGGCGGCATACACGCAGACTCGCGTCGATAGCGCAAAGCTGAAAGAGCAGTTCCCGGCCGTCTGGCAGAAGGTCGCAAAGGAGACGCAAGTCAAGGGCAGTATCAGTTATAAACCTAAAGAATAGAAACCATGGCATCTGTTAACAAAGTCATTCTTGTTGGCAACGTCGGCAAAGACCCCGAAGTTCGCCAATTCCAGGACGGTAATCAAGTGTGCAATTTCACCCTCGCAACTTCGGAGGTCCATACGGGCGCCGACGGCCAGAGGAACGAAATCACCACTTGGCACAACATCGTTCTCGCTGGAAAGAACGCCACGAATGTCGCTCCCTTCATCCGTAAGGGCACAAGCCTTTACATCGAGGGAAAGATTCGCAACCGTTCCTTCCAGACGTCAACCGGCGAAACAAAGTACATCACCGAAATCGTCGCGTTTGCCGTCCAGATTCTCACTCCCAAACAGGAGCAAGCCCAGGCTCCCGCTCCGGCACAACCCGCCTATCAAGGCCCGGTAGCGCCCCCGCAGCGCCCCGTAACTCCGGCGGCTCCAGTATCACCTCCTGCGCAGCCGCAGTATCCCCAGGCCCCCGCTCCGCCGGTAGCACCACAGTATCCTCAGCCGACACCACCGGCACAACCGCAGTACCCCGCCGACGGGGGCTATGATCCAAGCGTCGGATTCTAAATGATCTATCGCAATTCAGACCCTCTCGTCAAGGCCCAGTTTCTCTATCGTGCCAACAAGTTCGCCGAAAAGGGCGCAACCGTTGAGATGGTAGAGAAACGGCCTATGACGGAAGAGGAAAGACGGACTCTCTCGCAGAACAAAATCGTCTGGTATTGGTTCAATGTCTTCGCCGACGCTACCGGATGCACCCCGAAAGAGGCGCACGACAACGTGCTCAACGCAATCCTGGGCGAGAGGTGGGAATATAACCCGATAACACGGGGTAAGCGCCCCGCAGAGTGGCATACAAGCGAGATGTCGAAGGCCCAGTTGTCGCGCTTTATGGATATGTTCAAGGCGTGGGCTGGAGAGGAGCCGTTCAACGTGTATCTGCCATATTACGGCGATGCCGGATACGATGAAATGATAGAAAAATACGGAAGAAGATGATACATTCATACAACGTCGAGATTGCTCTTGCTGTGGGTGGTGCTCCGGAGGCCGTTGTGCTCAAGGAAATCGCCTACTGGTGTAAAAAGTATGAGGAGATAGGCAAGAATAAGCATGACGGACGTTTTTGGATGTACAAGAGCATCGCCCAGTGGAAAGAGGATTTCCCGGAGTTCAAGGGAAACATCAGTCATATCCTCCAACGTCTTGAGAATGGAGGATGGCTTGCCTCGGGCAACTACAACAACACTCCGTTCGACCGCACGAAATGGTACGCAGTAACGGAGAAATCCATTTCACTGTTTGCGCAAATCGATTTGACAGAAATGCAAAATGGATTTGCCGATTCGGATAAACCTATACCATCTGGTAAAACATCTGGAAAGACAACAGAAGAAATCTTAAAGAAGAACGCCGAGGTTATCGACCGGCTTTATGCCATCTACCCATGCAAGAGCGAGACGAGGGACGGGATACGGAGCACGGGAAAGTGCTCAAAGGATAAGCACCGCCTCGCCATTCTGCTTCGTGACCATACGCCGGAACAGATAGAACGCACAATAAGACAATACGTCGAGGAGCAAGGTGGAAAGTACCTCAAGAACTTCTCGACATTCCTCAACAATTTCCCTGAAGACGAAGGGAGCGACACGGCTCCTCTACCGCAGACGGATGAATATGCGCACTACCAGTAGCGCATCAATATGTACAAAATAAAATGGGCTTGCGAATCAACGAAAGCGACATATACAAATGGTTCTCCATCTTCCGCCCTACCGGCAAACTTGCCGAGATAAGGGTAAAGGATAGAAGAGGGAAGATGTGGTCCGGGTACTTTCATACACCGGAAAAGGCCATTGAAGCGCTTAACGAGAATAGCGACCTCCTCAATGGCAACGTCTTCCAGGTATTCAACGCCATCAATGAGGGGTGTAAGTCCAGACAGCAATACGATAAGTTCATTCTCGGAGCCACCAATACAAGCGATAGTGACATCATCGCCCGCGACTGGGTGTTCATTGACATAGACCCAATCCGCCCGGCAGATACCAATGCTACCGACGATGAAGAAAAATACGCGATAGCAGTCGCAAGGAAGGTGGTCCGCTACCTCCTTGACGAAGGCTTTAATGAGCCGGTGGTCGTGGCCTCTGCCAACGGAGCACACATCTACATCCGATGCGAACTCGCCAACAATGATGCCAACAAGAATCTCGTAGTTGACTTCATCAAAGTCCTCGGGATGATGTTTGACGATGAGCGTGTACATATCGACCAAGCTATCTTCAATGCCGCTCGCTTGGCCAAACTCCCGGGCACAAAGTCCGGGAAGGGACGCGAGGACGATGAGGAGCGCCCACAACGTTGGTGCCGGTTCCTGAAGGTTCCGGATGAGATTCGTCCTACGGATAGGGCATTCTTCGAGAAGGTGGTTTCAAACCTTCCGGAGAAGCCCAAGCCCTCCGCGAGAAACGACTGGGGCCGCGAGAAGTTTGACCTCCGCGACTTCATTAGCCGGTACAACATACCGGTAAAGCAAGAAGTGAGGGCGGCGGGTGGAACGCGCTTCATCCTCGACCATTGCCTCTTCAATGAGGCCCACAAAGCCAAGGATGCGATGATATTTCAGTACGATGATGGAAGCATCGCCTACAAGTGCCTTCACGCCTCTTGCTCGCAGTACCGTTGGAGGGACGTGCGACTTCTCTATGATCCTGAAGCCTACTCCACCAGAGAGGACGTTGCGGACTTCGCTTATAAGCGCCGTATGCAAGGTGCAGAGAAGCGCCAGTTCGTTCCCCAGGAGGAGACGCAAGAAAAGGGCCCCATCTGGCTCGGTCTCCACGAAATCAAGACCGTTGACCCGGACTCCATAGAGAGCATCGCTACGGGCATCAAAGACCTTGACAATAAGATATTCGGCGGCACGATTCTCCAACAGCTCTCGGTTATGACCGGTCGCCCTTCGTCTGGTAAGTCCACGGTGCTCAATTCCATTATGTTGAGTTCTATCCAACAAGGGTATCCCACGGCAATCTTCTCCGGTGAACTGCCGGACTGGATGCTAAAGTCTTGGATTACCCTTCCGGCGGCGGGAAAGAACAATGTCCGCCCATCCCTCAAGAGGGCCGATTCCTACTACGTTCCGAAGAATGTTGAGGAAAGGATACTCCAGTGGCTCAACGGGAAGCTATATGTGCATAACGAGGAGTATGGAAACAACTGGGGGCAGCTCAAGAAGGACATCTTGAATATAGTCAGCAAGGGTGTTAAGAATGTCATTATTGACAACCTCATGACCATTGACCTCAACGTCGATTATGACCGCGAGAAACTGATGGCGCAGATTGACTTCATCAAGGACCTTCACGATATGGTCCGCAAGAACAAATTCCACTGCTGGCTTGTCGCTCACCCTCGTAAGCAGACCGCATTCCTTCGCTTTGAGGATATTGCCGGTGCCTCCGAAATAGGAAACCTCGCCGACAATATCTTCCTCGTTCACCGTATCAACCAAGACTTCGAGAACCAGGCTAAATCTTTCTTCCCGAAGCCCAAACTCACCGCCATTAAGACCGGCGAATACACCAATGTGATAGAGATTGCGAAGAACCGAATCCCGGGCAATCACATCGGAGACCTTATCGGTGTGTATTATGAGCCGGAAACCAAACGCATGAAGAATACGCCTACTGAAATGTTTCAGTATGGATGGGACTTTACTCCCGCCCAGACGCAGATTCTTCCACAACCGGAGGAACATCACGAAGCCCCGGAAACATTGTGGTATAATAAAGACGAAGACAATGAACTCGATTTCTAAAATCCGCGTTTACACAAATGGCCTCGCCATAGAGAACACCGGTGCCTATGCCTATATCGTTCTCGAGAGCCAGGGGGCCAATGTTAATATCGCCGGAGCGGAGGCGGCAATGTTTGCGCCCTCCGTTCTCAAGGCGAAGTTCGCCCAGGGCGGCAAGTGCTCCAGTCCGGACCGTATGATGATGCGTGCCGTGTACGAGGGGGTGCGCCACTGCCCGAATGGGAGTTCTCCGGAGGTCTATCTTGAGAACTTCCTTGTACCCTCCATGCTCGAGGTTGCGAAGGCCGGTGAGGAAGACGGCGACATAGCCGTCAAGTACCGGCAGTACATCGCTGCCAACCGTATCACCCCGCAGTTCATCATCGCCAAGCACTACAACGGCAAAGACCTCCCGGATAACGACCATGACGAGTGGACCTGGTGGGCCCATCACCTCTGCGAAGACGCTATCAAACGATTCAATAAGGAGAACAAGCAATGATCCTCATTAAACTCACCACCACCGAGAGCCGCGACATCTGGGTTAACCCGGATTATATCGCAAGCATCTCGTCCGGCGATAACTGCGCGTGTGTTTACGTCGCCAATGACTCCTATCCCGTCAAGGTCAAGGAGAAAGTCGAAGAAATCCTTCAAAAAATAACAGTAGCATACCAATGAAAGAAGACATCATCTTTACCGCAGAGCCGCAGCAGATGCACGGCAAGTATGTGGCGGAAGACCTCAACCGAACGTGGAAAGAGGTCGAAGAGAAGACCGATCCCAAGGACGGCCACAAGTTCAACGCCGAGGTTGAGAAGAAAGAACTCATCCTCAAGAGGGGCACCCTTCTGGATGCCGACAACATCCAGGTAGTTCAGTTCCATCTCCAGGCCGGGGACATCACCGGAGTGTACTGCTCCGCTATTCAACGCCGCGCTATCCTCGCATCGCCTCCGGCGTGGCAGAAGCCGTGGAAGATTCAAGTGGAGAATTCTGTGAAGCCCACCAAGCACACGGTTATCCTCTATGCCAAGACCGTCACCGATGCTCTGGCCATCACGGCCGAGTATATGGAGCGCACCTACGACGGCATCTTCACCTTCAAGAGTGTGGGTAATTTCGACAGCGCAACATTTGTTGCTCCAAAGCCCCGCGAGTTGAAGGAGGGCGAGAAGGCTCCCGAGCTGAACTTCTACCAGATTTCCATCTCCGCCCGTTGGCGTGACGACAATGATGAGCAGAACGGCACCATCATCCTCCAGTCCGAGAACGTGGACGAGGCTCTGGCTGTGATTGAGAAGATCATCACCGAGCGTCGTGAGAAGTTCGTTAAGGAACTCAAGGCCAACTCCAAGGATGAGGAGCGAATCAAGGGTGAGACCAAGAAACTCAAAGCCGGATTCGTCCTCACTCTCAACGAGGCGAAGATTATCAAGTGCACGGACATCGTGCCGAAGGAACTCTCCGACTCGTTCTATCCTGACGACCGTAAGTAAGGAAAAAGGCGCGGGTGCGGTACT